AGACAGGACCGCCAGTTGAAGACGACATGCCCTGGTTAATCTCAGGGAGAGTAACTTGGAGATAAGTGCGGTAAGCAAGGTCTCCGTTTCTTGAAATTGTGCAGGTCACGCGCCGACCGAAATCACTCTGACCATTGAAAGTCTGCTCAATAGACTCCATGGCAAAGTTCGTGTGACGGCGGTAGGTAACCTTCCAGTAAGTAATCTGGGGATTACCTGTAAGGTAAACATCTTGAGCACCATAAGCTACTAATTGCATCAGACCACCTCCCATTTTATAGAATAGCAAAAGAAAAAAAATTTACATTTTTACTAAATAATGATTAAAAAGAAATAAACACCTATTCCTAGTATTCTATAAATGAATTTGAAATACGACGAAACCTTAGACAAGTTATATCATAAAAAACTTAAAGATTTTTATAATAAGAAGACTGTAATTATTCCTAAATTAAATCTCAAGATAGAGGAACTTGAAAAGAAAAGAACAGAGGACAACCACGTCTCAATAGAGCTTCAAATCAAAACAATAAAAAGAAAAAAGGAAATGATTACCGAAGACATCAACAACTACTATTTGGAAAATGCTAAATCTTTATTCGAATATTTTGAGACAAAACAGGACATCGATAAGAATATGAATCAAAAGAAAAAAATCAATACTTTCTTCAATGTCAAAGATAAGAATGAAATCCCAATTGACACCATGAATGACTGTGTGCAGACCTATATGGAAAAAAACTGTTTTGAATCCATCAATCTAAAATGTTACTCTTACAATAAGACCGTGTGCGATAATTGTAACATTGGTGAGCTAATCAAAGTGAACCATGAAGGCATCATCATCTGTAATCATTGTTTTACCAATCATAAATTCTTGGTAGACAACGACAAACCCTCTTACAAAGAGCCTCCGAAGGAGGTTTCCTTTTATGCATACAAGCGAATCAATCATTTCAGAGAAATTTTGTCTCAATTTCAAGCGAAAGAGTCGACCGACATTCCTCCGGAAATCATTACCACCATTATGAATCAGGTAAAAAAGGAGAGAATCCATCCAAGTGAACTCAATAACAAAAAGACAAAGGAGATATTGAAGAAACTTGGATTTAATAAATATTATGAACATATCCCCTTTATCAAGGATAAGCTTGGGATTAAGCCGCCCGTGATGACACCCAAGCTGGAGGAAACCCTTTGTAATTTGTTCATGGATATACAGCGACCTTATGCGAAATATTGTCCAGATGACCGTGTCAACTTTCTGAATTATTATTATACCTTGTATAAATTGTGTGAACTACTGGGAGAGAATCAATACCTGGAATTCTTTCCGATGTTGAAAGACCAGAAAAAAGTCGAGCAGGACGAGATTTGGAAGAAGATTTGTAAAGAGTTGGACTGGGATTTTATTCCTACGATTTAATCATCTATGTAGGCCAACCTATTGATAATCCTTCTACAATTATGCCTACACTCGCAATCACAATCGTTCCTATCCATAGCTTCAGGAACCATGGTTTCATTTCCCCAATCAAAGACAATCGTTCCTTCCTCTAAAGAGATACTTGGTTTTCGATGGCTATGACGGCTACAACACATACATCGTTTATAGACAAAGAAGTCAACATATAAGTTCCAGTCTCTATGATGTTTCATCAGATTCGGTACAGGACTAAGAAGATCTTTCGCAAGCGGTTTATCTGTACGGCGATAATGATGATAAAGTAATTGATTACATACTTTCTTTGTATGTAATCGATGTTCAGGAAACCCGAAGCTGTAAATCAATCGCACTAAGTCTTGATAGTCAAATACTTCTTTTGCCATAGTACTCTTTATCTTTTCATTATTTTACCATAGATAAAACAAAATCAATTTTAGAGTCGTGGCATATAAGTATCCAAGATACTGAAGGTGGCTGCAGCAACCAGAGCAATCAGAGCCACTTCTTCTAAGTCCATCGACTTCTTGGGTATAGCATAACAGGCTAAGGCGACCACAAGAGCCTCCACTAAATACTTCATCACTCGTTTCATAATCTCTCTGAAGTTATAATCCATTATATAATAAAAGAAGAAAAATATATAAATAAAACCATAGTAAAATATGAAATGTCTATGTCAAAGCCTATGTCAAAGTCTACAAAATCAAAGCTAATTGATTTGCTTGATGAAGACAAACCCATTGCAGAGCAAAAATTTGTTTGTTTATCCTTTATTTCGCCAGAGAATGAGATTAAAAACAAGGATAGATTCTTTTTCTCCGAGTTTCTGAAACAATATGATTTCTCAAAATCCATGGAGAAGTTTACTACCTTCTTGAACTTTGTCTCTTATAAGTATAATATCAAGATTGATGAGCTGACTGAAGAGTTCAAGTCATTTGTTGGCACAGAGAAAGAAACACTTCGTGAAAATGTTGAAGGAGATTACCGTACCTTCTTGGACAATCACGAGACAGAACTAAACGAGGAATACAATAAAGCAAATTCATTTCAGACATCTGTTCGCGGTATAAAGATTCGAGGCGTGTTTCCTACTCAAGCCGAGGCAGAACTTCGTTGTAAGATGATTCGTGAGATTGATCCAAACCACGATGTCTATGTTGGTCCAGTTGGACTTTGGGTTCCCTTCCATCCAGAGGCCTATAAAACAGGTAATGTTCAGTATCTGGAGAAAGAGTTGAATGAGCTGATGCACGAGAAGAAAAAGAATGAAGACAGTGCAAAGTTGGAGTTTGATAAACGCGTAAAAGAGAGCAAGCTGAAGGCGATTCAAGAGAATGTAGAAAAGGCGAAAGAGACCAATAACCTGCTCACACAAACCATCAATGAAAAGGGAGAACTTGTCTCTATCAAGAACATGAACACCCAAGAGAAAAATCTAGGAGTGAATGCATCTCTGGAAGATATTCGGAAGGAACTTTTCGAGGGGGAAGATGTCATTACCACGCGAAAAATTGAGCCTGACAATAATTAATCTAAGGAATATAAAATGAAGTGTCATCATTGTGAGAAGAGAACTCTTATCTTGATTACTTGTAAATGCGAACATGTCTTTTGCGTAAAGCATCAACTTCCTGAAAAACATGTTTGTACCTATATCTTTCCGAAATACGAGATTGAAAAGATTCCTCTCGAGAAAAAGATCGAGAGTATATAATGACCGTGAATTATGGGTTTTATAACATCGTCACGGATGGAACTTATTTTTATAGTTCAAATACTTTACAGAATGTAGTCTCTAGAATTAGTCAGACCGGGTTTGCGAAGATTGATTTTATTTCTATTAAATCACCAATTTGTTTGGCGATCACGAAATATACCAATAGGAAACAACGATTATTCGTACAGACATATGATTCGATTGTGATTTACGAGTTTGATACGCCTACGGTCACCGTAAAATTATCGACCATACCTTATTTGTCGGCTAGACAATATCCTGCCATGTTTCATCATACTTCAGAAGATAAGCTATATATTTCAAATTACACCAATGGAACAATTCATACCCTAAATTCAAGCAATGTATTATCCTTGGCATATTCAGGCGTCAAAAGCATTTCTGGTATGACACTCGCGTCGAATCAAGTGTATATTTCTATTTATGAGAGAGATGGTCTTTTTACCTTTACACAGGGACAATTCCAATTTTATATGAATATTCCTGCTCCGAGAGGATTGGCCTACACAGATGGGAACTTTTATGTTTGCTACGGGAAGACCAAAAAAGGCATAGCAGTCAATTCAATTGGAACTCCCTTCTTCAAAGATGTATTTTCCGATTTTTTATTTAATACGGTTCCAATAAATACACTCCTTTTTTCAAAAAATCTGTACATCACTCTGGAAAATTCGAATGTCATTTATCGAAACAAAACGGTGTTTACTACCATTGATTTTAAGACCCTTATTTTGTATGATTTAGATCGAGTGACACCGTCGGTGATCTCAACCAATAAAGACTGTTTGGAAAATCCTGCATTTCAACCCTTGATTCAATTGAGAACCATCGGTTCAAATCCGAATAATCCTATCCCCCCTGTCACCACCCTTCTTGGTAGAACACAAGGAGATCAAATTAGGTTTAATCTTGGTTTAGGGTCTGATTATGAATCTTTGAAAATGAGACGTAAAGCAGAAACCTTACAATTCAGAAATTCAGCAACTCAGCCAGGTTATACTCTGACTACAAAAGCTCTATATGCTCATATGGTAAAGTTTGGAGGAGCTTATAATTTTAGCAGAGCAAGAATAAAACAGCTGCTTGAAAAGAACAATGGAACTCTGCCTTGTGATATTGGGATTAACAATGGTAATCCAATTGTCATTACTCCTCCTTCCAATAGTGGAGTCAACGATACGACTTTTGAAGGATATTATTTAAACCCTTATGTCCCGTATTATCCATCACTCTAGCATCTAGTGTCTAAATTTAGGATATAGACATACATCTAAACTAGGAAACACTTGGCCGCTCATACAAATGTCTCCAGCAGAGACACTGGTACACTCTCTATGATTTTGGTCGTATCCAATATAACAGAATCCATTGGATGTAACGGTTTGCTCTTTCGTATATCCCGATATTTTTTCACTCAACTGGTTTACCGCACTGTGTTCTTGTTTCTTCTCGGACTCCTTATGATCCTTTTCTTTTTGTTCAATTGTGTTGCAATTTTGATTTTGATTATGATTCTTTTCCAATAGTTCAATCAGCCTTTTCTCGCGAGTCTCTAGACTATCCATCATTCGTTTGTCTCGAGACTCAATCGAGTCCATTTGTTTATTTCCCTTATCTAAGATTTCATCTATTTTGGTATTATTCAAGGAAGCGTCTTTGTATTGGCTAAACAATCGGTGATACTTTTCTTCAAGATCGTCTACACCTTTTGCCGGTTTAAAATCGTTGTAGATGTTTTCAAAAAAGGTATAAATATTGCTTCGGTTAAGGTACATCAGGATAAAGACGAACAAAAAGAATGAATACAAAAGAACTCCAGTGATCGTCATACTTGGGCTTTCGAGTTTAGGTAGATTTTCTACAGGTGACTTCTCTACGGGTATAGGTTCTGGATTTTGGTATGGCTTATTTTTTCCATACATGTTAGAGAATTGTCTCCGTAATATATTTTTTGCCATATGTAGTATAGATACATAATTAATCTATATGAATCTCGTTTTTTTTTATTTGTTCAAAGATAAGGTTGATATTTTCTTCTATAGGTATAAAGACGCTTGTATTCTCAATAATCTTTGTCGTGAAATCTACGGAATCATTGATAATCAACAGAACACATAGATTTAAAATGTGTTTCCTCTTTTTGTTTGTGGATGGGGTATATTTTATACTAAATAACCTAACCAGGGACTGTATCACTTTATAGAGGATGTCTGGTTCTTGGAAAGATAAAAGGAGTTCAAACAAAATCCAAATGATGTTTGAACTTTTCACAGGTACAAAGTCTCTCGAGACACACACAAGTGGTTTCTTCTTCTTACTACACAGTTCATCATATTGTATCATCCAATCAATCCAATAAAAAATATCCATTCGGTTCTTTGTCTCAATCAAATGGTAGGCACATTCATTCAATGGAATAAATATTTCCTTGGGGTCTCCTTCCTTAAAATAAGGCTTGATATACTCTACATTCGGCGCCTTTAGATTGGTGAAGACATTTTCAAATTTAAATTCAAAATGCAAGTCTTGTAGAACGGTCTCTCGTTTACTTTCACATAAGATAAGGGTAATCGAAAAAAGGATCGTTCGAATCTCTTCTTTGTTTCTGAGTTCCAAATCATTGGACTGGTTTGCAATTTCCTTAAAGTCTGCAAATTTTTTATCGATATAAAGAGCCAATTTAGGATTGTGAATATGTATGTATTTACACAAGACAACCAGGAAAAGATTCCATAATTCAAGGACATGACCGCTACAGATGAGTTCGCCCGTCCAGTAAAAAGCTTCCTCTTTCTTCTGATAATAAATACATTTTTCGAGTTCCTTCAACACCTTTGTCTTTTTAAAATTAGAAAAGGTGTGTGTTCTGAATTGAGTCCTCGTGTCATGAATCATCATTTAGATAGTTATTTACAAAAAAAAATAAAACATTATACAAATGATGATTTATATTGTGTTATTTCTATTGATTCTTTATCTTTTTCTCACAATGAGTGAGAAAGAAGGGTTTTCAGTGATTGAAACGGAAGGCATCCTGAATAAAGTGTATACCAATGAAAAAATATACGATAATTTTTACACCTTTATCTATGATGATGTCGTGCTTACCATACCATATTCGATTGAATTGATACAGATCATTCGACCCTATCTACACCATCAGGGACACACCTTATGTATAGGTTCTAAGACTGGACATATCGTACAACTCTTATCGGAGACAACCCAAACCACAGGACTGGAATCATCCAAGTCAATGGTTAAGATGTCTCAATACAAATATCCAGATCACACCTATGTCTACGGTTCCTACTTTGATTCGTCCTTATTCCAGCCTAATAAATTCACCCATGTCATTCTTCCCTTTTTCACCGTTCATACTCTATCCAACTTCAAAGAGCTATGCTACATCGTGAAAGAATGGACCATACACAGTGGTTATTTCTTTGTCTGTTTTACAGACATTTACAAGTTTCCTGTGCATAAATGGGTGAATCATTCACCTTCTTCCTATTTTCGTTCTAATTATCAATACAGTTTAGCCATCCAAAAGAATCAGATGATAGAAACCATACAAGATACAAAGGGTACAGAAAGAACCAACAAACAAGACTTATATTCTTACACAGAATACGACTTGATTCAACAAGCAAGGCCTGCAGGGTTTGTCCATGTCAAAACATTACACTACACCTTGGCCCCAATATCGATTTGTGTATTTCAACACAAATGATAAGTAATTAACGACTATATTTGCCGATAGTCGCAAAAGAATCCAAGACATAAATCGTAAAGATGCCTAGAAAACAATAGAGAACAATTTCTTCGTTCTTTTTACTTGTGCGTATTTCGGATTGTTCTTCTAGCATTTCCATCAGTTTGTCTATTTTATTCGCTAAATCCGAATCCACCTTTCGAGGAGGTACTTTGTCTTGGTCTTCAATCAACATGTATTGGTTTGTTTTGATCGTGGGTTTATATTCCATTTTCTCACTCTCGTAAAAATTAGACAATTCTTTGTCTCCCTCTTCTTTTACATGTTGATGCACTTGATAAATCTCATTCATACTATAGTCTGATTCTTTTCCATTCATCGCATTGTATGCACCATGGGCAGAAGTTGGCTTGAGTTGCGTTTGTAAATCTTGAAAACTTAACTTTGTTTTTTCCTTGTTTATTTTACTTTCTAAATACTCGTCCTTACTGTCTATCGGTGAAGCAAACAAAGCAAGAGACATACCTTTATTAGAAAGGGATATATTTTTTTTATAAATGAACTATAATATGTCTAAACGAAAAAAACAAAACATTTTTTTAAACACACTTTATTTGATGAACGACAGCAAATTTTTTGCTGGGGTAGTGATGCTCATTATGAATATTGGGTCAAAATATGCAATTATTGAATTAAGTCAAACCCAGGAAGCTTATCTTAAATACAGCTTGGGGCGACAATTGCTGATCTTTTCCATATTATGGATTGGAACCCGAGATATTTTTACATCGCTTATATTGACCGTAGTCTTTATCCTATTTGTAGACTATCTCTTCAATGAAAACAGTCGATACTGTATCATTCCTGAAAAATACAAAGAATTACGAGAGGAACTTGGAGAGAAGGTGACCCAACAAGAAGTAAATCAAGCCATTTATACATTAAAAAAGGCTAGAAAAAATAAAGAAAATGCTGAAAACGAGGACCTTATCCAGAATACCTTATATAAAGAGAATTTTATTTAACCCTTTATACTATGAACTTACAAAGGTATTTCTCAACGGTATATAGTGAGATCATTCCCAAGAAGTATTATGAAACCCTTAAACCAGAAATCGATAAGATAGACAAGACGATTACTTTCGAGGAGCTGCGAAAAAAATATGTGATTCAAAACGAAATCCATGGAGCAGAGAAGAGTTTTGAACGGTATGCGTTACACACTCTATTTTGCGACATCATCTTTGGAAACAATCTAGAATCTCTTTATAAAAAGACGAAGAATACGATCTTGTTATTCCCCATTTTTTTCGACATCGACGACAGTCGAAGAAGACTTACTGACCTTCTAGGGTCAATTTATACAAATGTACTGGACCACAAAAATACGCAAGAATTTTACCGAAATCTAACCGATAAAATGACAAAAGAAACCAAATCTTACGGAAACATGATACTTTTTGTTCCTGTCTTTGCAGATGGCGACGATGACCCAAAAGAGTTCACTGAACGATTGAACACTTATTTTGAAAGAGCTTCTACTTTCATCAATGAAGTTCGACAAAAAAAGGCCAGCGACACCATGGGAAAGGCACCCGACAAGTTCGAGAACATTGTTTATACAATTGACAAAGACAAACGGTTTTTTACAGGGTATTACAAAAAGAAGTTGTCCGAAGAGAACAGTAAGACACTCAACAGTATTGTTGAGAAATTTGTAGAAAAGCTGGGTTGTCGAATTTCGGATGTCAAAGATCCCTTTTTGAAGCTTACACGAGAAGATACTCGAAAGAAGATGGTTTCAGATGGAATGACTGAAGTTGAAGCCATAAAAGAAAACATCTATCAACTGATTGAGAAATTCATTGATATTTACAAAAAAACCAATGACAAAGAGTATTTGAAATTATCATCCTCTAGCGAAAATCAAACCAAATTTCGTATTTATTATCGTGTAAACAACACAGACCTTGTAGACAATTTTACAGAAATCAAACCAGGTTCCTCTTATGTGTATAAAATAACGGATGAAAACGGTGCATGTAACATAGGATATTTCAAAGAAAGAAAAGGCTCTACCAATCAATATGTCTTTCGAGAGTACAAAGGTCTCACCTCAGCAAAGTGTGATTCAGACCCAAAAACAGCAAAGGAAGATTTAGAGAACGAAGAAGAGAAGGACTTCATGGATGAAACTTCCATTAATATAGAAGATTATGTCATCGAGACAAAAAACTACGGAAGTGTCATCAAATACAAAAGGGTAAAAAAGGGAAACTACAAACCTATCTATCCAGGTGTAGTGGAGCCCTTCATGGACTTACACATCTATGAAAAATACAAATGGTTTCAGTTCAATGAAATTGATGGTACTCTTCCTGCAGAAACCAATATCAAAATTTACAAAAACATATTGTTTGATAAGAAGTCATTGATCGCTTTTCTGAAAGAGAAGAAGACCTACAATGAGAAGTCGCGGTTGGCAGTGGAGTTTCTAAAAATAAACACTTCAAGTAGTTTATTGTCAGAATATGTGGAGTATATCTTAACCAATAAGAAAAGCAATGTATACGAAGAAACTCTCTTTTCAGAGAAACCAAAGACCTTTCTGGAGAGAAACAAGAAAAGTATTTTAGACATTCTCTTTCAGACCAATGAGCTCATCTACATGAATCCGCAGCGAACTTCTCAGACGAAAGAGAACATCAAACAAAATTATAAAATGATCGCATATAACCAATACCCGACGATTGTCGTATCCGATGTCACCAATCATTTTGAAAAGGTCATCTATGAAGACAAAGAAAAAAAGTATTGTAAAAAGAATAAATACGAACTTACCGAAGCTCTTGTCGAGAAATCAGAAGAAGCGAATATTGAATACACCATTACGATTATTGATGTCACGAAAGACAATGTGGAAGTGGCATCCGATTTAAAGGCCAAAGCAAATTGCAAAAAGCTAAGACGCACCTTACGAAAACAACTGCAACCGTTTCTACAAATCTTGATGCCTCGATTTGGAGGCCGTTCCAAAAAATTAAGAACGAGACGTCGTAAGTATCGTCATTAGGGTGTCAATGTTATGTTCGATCTGGGTGTAATAGGAATCTGTTTCCTGTTTTAGTTCGAGACAACCCTGTAACTTTTTAGTCAACTCTTCCAATTGAATCTTCTCCGCTCGTATGTTCTCTTCTAAATTCAACTGTTGTTTCTCCATCTGTTCCACCTTTTCAGTCTTCTCTTCAATCATCGATTTAAAGTCGGTAATACTTTTCTTGATGTCGACAAGCATCCTCTGTAACATCTCAATCTTACTCATTGATATGAATGAGTAAGATTATTTAAATGATATTCAAATTCATTATTAAATCACAATAGAGATACTATTTTTATCACTCTTTCGACGCCCCCTTTTCGTGATGGCAGGAACATTTAAATCACTAATATCCTCGAGACTGACCAAACTTTCGTTTTTCTCCATGTTCACATTTTTCTTGATCCCACTGAGAATGCTGTTGATATTCTCAGGGCCGTTCATATCGGGTCTAACATCTGGACGGGGCATCTCTCGTCTATCTTTGGGTTGAAATTCATTGACAAATTTACTTACACCTGGATTCGTTTTCTCCATGGATTGGGTTGCCACTTTGGTGAATTGATTCATGAGGTCTGGATTTTGTCTCATGATGTCATCCATCCCAGGGATAGACGATTTGAACATGGTATTTGTCATGTGCACCATGATTCCTGCGGAAGCCAGCTGAAACATCAGTTTGAGCTCAGGAGCCATCTTTGCCTTGGATTTATATTTATCCGCAAGCTCGCTAAAGATTTCATCGTAATCCTCCATGTTTTCTTGAATCGATTCAGACAACCCATCCAGTTTAATATCAAAAGGATCAAACTTGGAATTCAGAAACTCTACTCCTGTAATAAAAGTGGACAGAATCTTGCTCTGGAATTGTACGCTGTTCTTTCGTTCTCGCTCCGAGCAAATATACTCATACTCTCCCTTCATTTCATCCAAAGAGGATTCCATGGTGTATTGCTTACTCAAAGAAACGCCCTTATTTTGCAGCGTTTGTAGTTTTTGAAGCGTCTGAAACTTCTCCTTCAGGATTTCCTCCTTCGATTTGGTTTCAATGTTTTTCATTTCTTGTTCGATGGAAATATCATTGATGTGACGAAACCCCTCGGAAGACTGTTGAAAAGTATCCATGGATGCGGTGTCTCTACCGATTTTTATGTTGTCCGAAGTATTCTCCATGCTTAATTTGATAGGCTTAAAGTGCGGAGAAGGAGGAGGCATATTCATCTCAAATTCTTTGAGCTCTTCATCGATCGAAACTTTGGGTAAAACCTTTTTATTGTCATTCATCAAAAACTCAACCCCTCCACCAAAATCAGACGACGGATTTAGATTCAATGTATCTAAACTAATCTCCTCCATATATGTTGTAGCTTTATACTAAAACTTTAAGTTTATCGCATTACATATTAATTCAATAGATTCGGGAAGCTTTTTCTGCTTCTCTAAAAAATCAAGCAACTGTAACAAACAATCTGCCAAATCGTCCTTCTTCTTATGTCTCTCAAAATAGTCTTTCTGTAAAGGGAACGACTGGGTCACAATGTCTCGAGTAATCTGCACACTGTATTTTTTACGCTGACTATAAGTGGTTTTGACCTTGATGTATCGTTTCAATTTGTTTCCAGCATTCCAATAATGAATATTGGTGATTCCCTTGGATATAAAGTAGAAGGTAATCATACCCTGTAACATTTTCATACGAATCGCATTCTGTCCAATCTGATTCTCGATAATGACTTCCGTGATGGGATGATGCAGTGTCTCTAAAAGTTCGTACAACTTCTTACCGACTTCAATCATGTTTAGTTTTGATGCATTTTGTGTTTTATCACACAATTCCAACACTTTCCAATCCACAATATCTTTGTCGTAGACCACATACGCCAAGTTTTTGATCCCCACATCTATACTTATGAACATTACCTAAGTATAGATTCAATTGTTTAACTCTTTATCTCTAATAATCATCCTTCATAAGTCTACGCTTCTTATCGTCTAGCTGTTGGCGAGACAAATACATTTGTTTCACTTCTGTGTCTTCGTATCCATGTGGCTTTGTATCTTCTTGTATCGAATTGTATAAATGAGGATGTCCATAGTCAAATTGTTCGTGTGCATAAGAGGTCCTATTCTCCTGTGCCATTTGATTATAATTTTGTTTCATAATGGCTTCCGTATTTTGTACTAAAAACCTTCGGTATTCTTCGTTAGATTTCAATCCATTCATTTGTTTGGTTATTTCGGTGACCATAGAGTCTCCATTGTAATTGGTAAATAGTCGACCGTCACTCACTACCCCCGGCATGTTTACGGATTGGTTGTTCTGAGTAGCCCACATAGTATAGTTGAACATAAAAATTTAAGCAATCTCCTTCGTAATCAATTCAATCAACTCATCCTTTCGAATGTTTGTTTTTGGCTTAATTCCCTTTGAAGAAAGAAGCTCTTTCAATTGTTTCATAGACATTTTGCTGTAAGCACTGTCCGATTCTTCTACATTTAAGGTAATCTCAAGAGGTTCGGAAACATCCATTTGTACATCCAACTCTACCGTTTTTATTTCCTCGACATTCAATCCGGACAATTCAGACAATTCGGTAATGTCTTTGATTTCATTGACGAGGTGGTCATTCGAGACAAGACGGACATCCGAATGGTTGTCTTCACTGTCGCTGTCACTATCGCTGTCACTATCGCTGTCACTATCAGATTCGGGGTCAAGGTCTTTCAATTGGGTCAACGGGTCACACGAGAAATCCATACAAGGTGCTGGACAAGGGGCTTGACAAGAAGCTGGTTTATGTATCAACTGGTAAAGTATTTTAGCCTGTTCGTTTTGGGCTACTTCCAGGTAGTCGTATTTTCGCTTGAAATAATAACACATCAGAGCCACAAAAATAAGATTGATAATCATTCCAATGAAAAAACTACTAACATCTAGAATAGACGAAAATCCCATATACTTACTTTAAATATTTTTCTAAATCATTTCAAACGGATTCATATAAATACGAAGGATAACCTAACTGTTTCAGGATAAAGATTCCTCCGTTCACATAAGAGATCCCGTCAACCATTTTATAATCGTACTCTATTTTCTCTTTTCCTTCTTTTACATTCATTTTTTTGTTTCGAACAGAAGGCTTATGTTTAAAGTGCTCACATAGTTCAATGTAATGGGTTGTAATCATATAGTCCACCTTATTTTTGTGTTGATTCAATCCATTCAAATAGAGTTTTGCACAGGTGACTGCATCATTTGGGTTCGTTCCTGAATAAATCTCATCAAAAATACACAGATGTGACTTTTCGGGATGCTCTGTAATACAGTCAAGAATGTCCTTACATCGCCTAGCCTCTGCTTGAAATAAACTGTCTCGACCAGAAGTATCTGGAATATTCAGGTAAGAATGAAATGTGTCGTAACACCGAACAGATGCTTTCTCGTAACATCCATAACCAAATTGCTGACTCATGATGACATTCAAGAAGACAGACTTTAGTATCGTGGTTTTTCCAGAAGCATTCGGACCGCTAATCAATAGGTTGTCTTTCAGATCTACATGATTTCTTACATTCGGTTCGTGCATATGGGCTAAATAATAAAGACCCTTCATTTCTGTTTTTTTCTTATATTTACAAGGTTTGATTTGTTTGGAGTGTACGGCCTTTTGTAAACAAAGGATGTCTCGATTGAACTCGTGCATAAAGAAGGTATACGAAATGAGATGATGATGTTCATCTTTCATAAAGATTTCATAATAGAGGTTCATCAGCAGTCCTAATTGTGCTATTTTCATAAAGATGGATTCGGACGGCTCAATCGAGTCTAGTTTATGAAGGGCGGACTGAATATTTACTTTTTGCTTTATGATTTCCTGTAAGAAACCGTGATAAGATGGAAAAGATTGAATACTTTCACCAATATGATCCAATAGTTTTACACTTTGATATAAATGATCTTTATAATCGAACAAGAACTGGTAGATGGTATTGATGTTTCTATAAAAGGAGACACAGGATAGGATATTCTGATAGACCTGTAATAAATAAATAAAGAGAGAGAAGAATGCCGATACTCTGTTTTGAAAAGAGATACTGGATACATTGAAAAACAAATGATAGATGCTTGTGTTCTTAAGTACCGTTTTTAGATGCTCGATATAAGAAGATATGGTGACCGGAACATTCTGTAGCTTCAACAACATAAACGGAATCAACAACATCACCAATGGAGAGAGTAAAGAGAAAATGGGACAAGTTAAATTGTACAAACTGAGACAATGTAGGAATCCACTTGAACTATTCAAATGTTGTAAAAACTTAAACCCGATGTATTGATACTTGTCAATAAAATTAGTTTCTGTACTAAAACCCTGATAAGATTTCTTGAAAGACTCGCAAGAGTAGGGTTCGGACTTGTATTTTTTTATACATTTCTGGGTTTGTTTTAAAAAGTGAGTGTCGGTTGTATACAAGGAACACCATTTTGTCATGAGTGAAGAATCTGGATGAACTAAATACTTGTATAAAGGGTTTACATCTCCTATTTCCAGGTCTCCTCGTATAATAGGGTCCAAGGTGTGATAGTCCACATACTCAATAGGCAATTTATGACGAACCTCTGGATGGACTGTATTTCCATTCAAATACAACTCATCTATTTTATCTTGTATGGTGTCCATTATACAGTTTCTTTAAAAATAATAAAGGGTTATAACTTAAAAATAATATACAAATAATAGTATGTATAGTTACGAAACCTTCATCCAAGTTTCCTTAATGATGAAAAGGGATGGGCATAAGCTGGATGATGCGGCGATAGAAAACTTAAACATTGTTCGAAGAATTCTTCAAATACCTATCGTTGAAACGATCAAAAAGACCATCATCGTAAAGAAAGAATCTACGATCAGTGAAATTCTAAAGATATTGAATAAAATATCAGAGAAGAACTACGAAAAATTAAAAGATGAGCTATGTGTTCTTGTGAAATCCATTGATAAAGTAGATGATTTGAATAAAATTACACTCGTCATCTTTAACATTGCGAGTTCGAACCTCTTCTACTCTAAATTGTTCTCCAAGCTCTACAAGGAACTCATTGACATGAACCGTAGCTTCTATGACATTTTCCAAGTACATTACGATAAGTATTTCACAGAGTTGCAAGCGTTTGACTTTACAAAAACAACGGATTATGAAGCCTTTTGCGAGTACACGAAAAAGATCAATCAATTGGATTCGACACTTACCTTTTTTATTAATTTGATGAAAACCAACAACTGCGACATTGAAAACATCACCTGCTTGTGTATCTTATTGGAAGATAAACTTATTGGAGACAAAGACTATGAAAATGTAGAACAGAATGAGCAATTTTTGCACTGTATCTACATTATCTTGAAAGAATGTATGGATTATATCTTGTTTCACGAAAATTTGGAATCGATTGTTCGTAAAGTCAAAGAGATTAAAGCTCATCCCAAATTGTCTCCAAAGATGAAATTTAAATGTATGGATTTAGATGACATTATAAAGGTTCATTTAGTAATATAAAAATATATACTTTATTATATTAGAATGGAAAGCAAAGTAAAATCCCATATCAGTAATAAAACTTATACCACAAACTTGGATACGATTGAAGAGGAAGACAAAGGCCTGAAAACAGAACTTTATATGCTCCCTATTTCAGGTCATAAGATTATGGTTGCACCAGGTAAATCTCGTATGGATGAAAATGGGATTGCATTTTGTTATGTCTATGTGATTCAACGAGAGAAGGTGATTACCAAGTTAGGTGTGTATGAGAAAAAATCTGACTCCATGCCTTTGATTTTTGATATTTCTACTTTTCCAGAAGGTGCCTTTTGTCTCTTTGAAGAATTCGAAAAGAATCCAAGCAAACTGATGGACTTTGTCATGACAGAAGAAAAGACCGTCTTTGATTTCTTGATAGAATCGTTTCCTGCGTTAGAGGAGAAGAAGAAGACCCTCAAGGCTGCTTATAGACAGCTGTATGAATTGCTCAGCAAGGAAGAGAACAAGAAAGACAAGGAGATGAAACCTATTTTAAAGGTGATTTCTGAAGCAAGCAAAGAAGAAACGCCCACGGATGCCTTTTTATACACTTTGAAAGACGCGGTCAACAATGAAAAGACCTTTGTCTATACGATTCTTGCTCTGCAGTATGTATTCAAGATGGAAATCAAATTGAAGACGGATAATGGTTTCTATCAAGAGATTGCGTCAAGATGGGCGATGGCTGATTCAACCTCTACGATTGAAGTGGATGTAGAAACTTATGAAATCGTTGAAAAGCCTCCAGTAGATTTAGATACCTCTTTGTCCAAAAAAGACCTAGTGGAAGATGAAACAAAAGAAGAGGTCGAGGATGCCGAGTTTAAGGAGGTACCCGATGAAACCGTGGAAGAATCTCTTGCTGAAACTGTGACTGAACCTGTCGCCGAATCAGTAGAAACCGATGCGGTCGATACAAAGTTGGACAATTTTACTCCCAAACAAGTTGACCTAGATACTCTCACCCCTATTCCTGAAGTGGAACCTGAACCACCAGCGGAAACTGTGAAAAAGACGAGAAAGAGTCGTACCCCTAAAAGTGATACAGGTCCCAAGGAAACTGTCGCAAAGGAGACCAAACCCAAGGAGAGCAAAACCAAGGAGACAAAATCGAAAAAGGAATCCTTAACTACAGAGCCTCTGGGTACTTCTCTCAACACTGTAACTACAAAACCTATCACCAAACTAAAGGTTCCATCCGCTAGAAAGATAAAAATGAAAACCGTGGAAGAATCTCCCAAATAAAATATAGTGGTTTGATAATGTTGGTAGACGAACTGACTCCAAAGAGTAATCACAATGTTGATTTTATTCTAGAGAATTATCCTTCTTTACTTCAATATGAATTTTCAGATACTTATTTTATGAAACTGATTTACACTCTTCTATGCAAAGCACAGGATTCAAAAACAAAAACATCAATTGTCCAAACATCAGATGCTTCCTTTAAACCTGAAGGTGGACATTTTTTTCCAGATGAAATCAAAAGCCATATTGAATCCACCCGATATGAACTCTATACCATTACGATTTATATCAAGAAAAGCAGGTTTGAAATACTTTTGTATACCAAAGAAGCAAGAGACATCCAGCGGTTTGTCTATTTCATAAGATTGGTCTTGGTATTATGTTCCAAAGATACGGAGTTAAAAGAAGTGTATAAGATGACCTTTGTTCTTACTCCATTTGAAAAGGAATGCGAGACACGGATAGATTGTATCCATCCAATTCATGTAAATAGTGGGTACAATCGAGGTGAAACCATCTGTATCTTTCGCCAAGAAGAGCTGTTTAAGGTGTTCATTCATGAATGCTTTCATATGTTTTGTCTCGACTTCAAAGATGTCCAAGTAGATTTCAAAGCCATGTTGACACCATTGTTTCATGTCGAAAGCGATTACCTTCTTTTTGAATGTCTTTGTGAATTTTGGTCGAGAACCTTAAATAGTGCAGTCTTTGCCTTTTTTATGAAAAGAAACATGGACTATCAAGAGTTCGAGATGTATTTTAATATGAATTTAAATGTAGAAAGAATCTATAGTCTTGTTCAACTCAAACACTATCTTTCAAAGTTCAATGCGGATTATAAAGATTTAATCAGGGGTACGATTAAATCTTATAAAGAGAACACCAATGGGCTTTGCTATTATGTGATCACAGCTATTCTGCTCTTTAATTACCAACAGACCATGAATTGGTTTATTGACCACAACGAGACACTTATCCAATTTACGAAAACCCAAAAGCAAGTGCATTTATTTTATCATTACTTAAAATCTATTTATCAGAACGATAAGTTATTGAATACTTTAGACAGCATTAAAAATTATAATTTGAATCATTTATCTATGTCGGCATTTGATATAGATTTGTTTAAGCACTCTTCTCGAAGTGTCCCGAGAGAAACCGCTGAAGATTGAAGTAGGACAGCTGCTGCTTAGGGTCTGTCACCGTCTTCTCGTCGTAGTTGAGGAGTTTCTTAAGCTTCTCATCCGCGAGAATGAGACGACCATTCGTCTTGTCCTGAAGGTCGTTGGCACGGATGTAAGCAGTAATCTGCTTGGTGACATCCGTGCGAGCCATCAGAGTACCAGGCTCTTTTCCGAGGAAAGCAGCAAGGTCATTGCTAATCTTCGTGGGCTTCACGAAGCCGCTTGGGGCACGGTTTCCCTTGTTCTTGTTACGGCGAGCATTCATCTTATCCAGAACACGCATCTCACGAGTGACCTGCTTCTCGACCTGGCGGAACTCGCTCTTGAGAAGGCTCACATGAGAGTTAAGGTCATGGAACGCCTTGTTCAGGTTAGTGAACAGGTCATGAAGGGACTGAGTAGGCTCAGGGGTGGTCGAAGGAGCAGGAGCCGCTGCCTCTGGGGCAGGAACAGGTGCAAGAACAGGAGTCGGGGCAACGATGGCCTCCTCCACAACAGTTTTCGCGGCTTTGGTCGCCTTGGTCGACTTCTCCTTAGTAGAAACTTTGCTCACCTTTGATGCCATTATATATACTAACTGTAGTATCTTTTTATATTCATTTTTACGCATTATTATTATAACCCTAATATGTGTCTAATTATAAAACCGATTGATACAACCAAGGCAGGGCTTCGGCGGCCTCTGAATTCACTAAAGTGAGCGCGCATAAAATATAAAAAGCTCCTAAACTCTGATGCTCTACCGAGACAGCCTTATTAATTAGTTCGTCCATCACTAAATAACAATAGTTTCTTAAAAGCTGTATATCGACCGGGCTACTTGTAATCATAATATGAAGAGGTACATGGATGAAGGGTTTTCCTAAAGGTGGACAGATAGTGATTTTCATAGAGTTTGTAAGTTGAGCTCGATAATCCCATATGTCTTGAAGTTCTGTCATAAACCTCTTTAATTTATGTGCATCTAGATTGACAAACCATTCTACCTGTGTATAATTCCCAAGTGAATCAATCTTCTGAAAGAGACCTGTGATTTTATTATCATAAGAAGGTAGCTGTATCTCATGATAAATAGGATGGTCTGTTTTTTTCAAAAGATAGTTTATTTTCATTCGTCTATAGATGATATCCAGAAACTCTTTGCTAAATGGGTTTCGGGTATAGGGATTGAGAGGAGAGGTGTTTACTTTGGTTTTTTTCAGTAAATTATACAAAGAGATGATGTTAAACCCATAAATAAAATCCTGGTCTTTTACACTGATAAAGAAATCATAATCAATCTCTTGCATTGTCTCGGTGGTTAAAAAGTCTTCGGTGTTGTTACATAAACTGCGTTTAAAAATAGCAGGGCCTTGTGACCGTTTCAACTCTCTCAGTATTCTTTGTTTCCATAACCTTTGGATTTTGCTTGCAAAATGACCATTTCTTAAAAAGACATAACAGTCTTCTAACATCGTCGATTTATTTTTGCGTTTTATCGAATAATTGAAAAAGTCGCAAATGCTCACTAGATCATGAATCGTGTATTTTTTCTCTCTTATCCACCCATAGTCTTTATATTTTGTTGGATAGCAACTCATTATATTAGAATTATATTTATATTTAATCATTTTTTCTACTTATTCTAACTTTATTTATGAGGATAAATGGTATTAAAAATAAAATTGATTTAAAGGGTTTACATATCTTTCTATAGTAAAATGGCGAACCTTATTGTAAAAGCTTCTGACTTCACTCCTTCGACCCAAATGATTTACGGTAAGCCTATCGTAAACAAAAAGGGAGGGAAGAGCATTAACATTCTCAACTCCACTACAAAGAAGTGGTTGGCGGTTCACACGCCTATGATGATGACTTATGGAGTCAACAGTCGTGTCAATGATGATGGCACGACAACCTACGACATGAGCCTTCAGTTTCCTCGCGATGAGTTTGACAATCCTGAGACAAAGGCGCTCAAGTCGATGATGATGGAGATGGAAGAGAAAATCATTCAAGATGCATTTGTGAATTCTCGAGACTGGTTTGGCAAGAAATACAGCAGCATCGATGTCCTTCGTGAGCTCTGGAGTCCAATGCTGAAGTTTCCAAATAACAAAGAAGATGGCAGCAAAGATACGACACGACCTCCTACCTTGAAGGTCAAACTTCCCATCTACAAAGATGAAGCCAAGTTTGATTTGTTCGACACAAACGATATTGCGATTTATCCAAACGAAGAAGGAACTACACCTGATGCATTGGTTCAGAAGGGAGCCAATGTGTGGACCTTTATTACTTCGGGAGGCATCTGGTTTGCAAACGGCAAGTTTGGAGTGACCTGGAAGCTGAATCAGGCAAGAGTCAAGCCACCTGACACCTTTGAGAAGGGAAAGTGCTATGTGGCGCTCAGTCAGGAGAAGAAATCAGACGCCTACGATAGTGACGGTGAGTCAGAGCCCGTTGCAAAGGCTCCTGTACCTCCTGTTGTACATGTCCCTCTAGCTGTCCCGGTTGCAGAGCCTTCTCCGGAGCCAGTACCTGAACAAGCAGCAGAATCTGTTCCGGATCCTGTCCCTGAGCCTACTGTCGAGAAGACTGAAGCCAAGAAAAAGACAGCAAAGAAATCAGGTGAGAAAGGAGTCTAAAGGAGTATAATGTCTGAGAGTTCACTTGCATCATAAAGAGCTGATTTTATTCTCGGAATACCTTTACTTGTTAGTTTTTTTTCTTTCCTTTCCTGGGCAGTGATTGAAATACTTATCGAGCCAAATACAAGAATGTCTTTATCCGCCAAAACAAGGATGTTGTTGTTTTCGTCGATACTTACCTTCTCTGGCAATACAGGGTCAATCATGACCTTTATCTTTTTGTCAAAGACTAGCTCTTCATGCCATAGCGGTATGTACAACTGTTCTTCTTCTAAATAAAACACATCCTTCCGAAACAACTGTTCTAGGGTGGGGCGTAAAACATACTGACGATATTGAGTGAGGTGTTCTTGGACGGGGTCTACAAAGTACTGCACAAACAAAGGGTGTTTAAAGAGTTCAAGGTCTGACTTGTAAATAGAAAACAAATACTGTCTCAATACAGTCTCGTCCACCTCGTCTAAGAACGCCGAAGGTTTCGGTTGGCTTGAGACAAAATCATAGGCTTCTTTGAGTTCGATAAAGCAAGCCTTGTCTCCCTTTTTGTCTGGATGACACTGGAGACATTTACGCTTATACTGCTTCTTGAGGTTGGGACCATGGATTTCTTTCACTGAAATATCTAACAATTGACAAGCTCTGTTCAGATTCATTCTTTATTTATTATATGAAGTATCTATATATGTATAAAAAATACACTCGTAGATACAGAGCGAAGGCGGATGCAAAGACAAATGCAAATCCGAAGTCTAGGCGTAGACCTAGGTCTAGAACGATAAAGAGAGGTGGTAAAAAAAGATGATAGTTCGAGACAAACCTTTGGACAATAAATAATCTAACGAAGTGGTATGGGCGGAGGATTATTCGGCACCCCGTTGTATTTAAATGTGAAATGTTTGGTTTTTTCATTTGCTATACTCGCGGTATATTGGCTGCCTCATCCACTCACGATTGCTCATAATATCGTGATGGCCTTTTTAATTGGCATGTCCGCCTATATTTCGTTGGCCTGGTATGATGTATTGTACAGTTGTAATGACCGTTTACGTCCCACCTTTTTAGGATGGATGGCCAAACCTTTCAAACCGCCTGAATATTCAAAACAATATGACCATCTGCCTTTAAAATACAAGAAAATGATACGAACCATCGATGTTCTTGTCTTGGGTGTAGTGTTATTAACTTTTATGTACCCGTTTATGGTGAACAAATCCTTGTAGCGTATGACTTCTTCATAAAGGACGACCTTCTACAAGATGAAGCTTCAGTGTCAAACAAAAATGTTCCAAATGATAGATGGAACGATACTTCGTATTGTATTTTTCTAAAATAGGAACAAAGTCATGTATCGAGAGGTTGATACGAGATGATTTCAGTATCTCGAAATAAATGTATTGGAGGCATAAATGGATGTCATAGTTATAGGTGAATAGTTGATAAATATACTCTCTCAGCAAAAACAAATCATCTCCTGTCTTGATAAACTCTACAATTTTGTCACAATACTTCTTGTATTGGTTTCCATACAATTCATTCCCCACTTTTTTCAAAGAAATGATCTGACAAATTTCTTTTAAGTATTTGGGTAAAAAGGAGAGATTACGGGTGCATAGGATGAATTTTATTTTTGGATTACGCATGAAAGTGTAAAAAATAGACAAAAGCTCCTGGTCTATCAAATGAAAATTTCGGCATAAAATAATACTGAACTCCGGTTGAGTCTGTACGATTGCCGAGACGTGGCTGATAAATTCATACCATAGTCCATGTTCATTCGTTCCAAGTAATTCAAAATCAATCTCGAAATGAACATCGCTTATGTTGTAATAATAAATTTCACCGTTTAATGTGATTTCTATCTTCCTTTTGTATTTTAATTTGGATTTACTGTAGGGTAGAATGAGTTCGGTTGCCTTTTTATATTTCAGTGAATTTTCTGGACCATATAGAATAATAGATTCTTTCATTTGAAAGAGTATATAATCATTATTTAAATATATACTTGGTTTTATTATATTATGAATGCGTACCAAACCATAGAAGAGATCAATGCGGATAAGTGTTTTCTCTGCCGTCCTATTGCCAACAAGTTTTTTAATTATACCCATTTTTACAAAATTAGCTACAATCTTCTGTCCTTTACTTTAAATTCCATTCTTGTATGGATAGATTTAAAGTCGTTTACGGTGAAAGAGTGTAGTGACCAGTTTATGGTGTCTTTTACCATGAATGAAGCCTTTATGGAAAAGTTGATAAAGTTCGAACAAACCTTGTTAGAGACCTTTAACCAGACACTTCATAAAAAAATTCATTATCCTTGTTACGAGAACAAGAACATCTTTTATTACAAAAACAAAATAGACTCTTTTAAACTTTATTTTCGCATCTCGGGCATATGGGAATCGGAAACACATATTGGACTGACCAGTAAAATCGATATTTACCCGTCCGTCTAGATACTAGATTTATCCGTCGACATAGAAACAATTCAAAATCACTTGTTGTATGGTCACTGCAACCAAATTAAAGAGGAAGACGATTGCTGCATACATAAAGAGCCCCGCAGCAATATCACCCTTTCCCAAAGTCACCAACATATATTGATAAATACTTATCGCCATTAATACCGTCAAGAGAATGGTAGAATAATCAGACCACATAAAGTACTCGTCTGGAACCGTTTTCATATTAATCTCTTTGTAGTATTGAATGTTGATACCAATCATCCACATCATCAAGACAATGGTCATGATTAAAACCCAGGGTAGTTTTTTAAGGTCAGACCATTCATTTGAACCAGGGGATACATTGACAATAATCAGTCCCATCAAGGAGAAAATAACAAGTCCATACCCCCAGATGAGAGAGCTGGCTGGACCTGTCGATCCGTCTGTAGATAATGTCACATTGGACAAGGCTAATTTTATAAATAGACCTACAACAATAAGTGCTAAAAATACTGGATTGACCTTACTTTGGTCCATCTCTAGTGTTGCCGCCTTTTCGGTAGAACTTGGGTTAGTCATTATGTTATCCTTTTATAATTTTTCGTATAGATGCCTCTATATCTTGTTTTGTCTGGGCACCGCTGTATTTGTAAAACTTTGGCTTTTTCATTTTCGTGGTCTTGTAGAATAAATAAGGACCATAGGCTCCTTTTCGTAAACTCCAATCCGAATCAATCTCCATGAGAATGTTTTCGTTCTTTTCTTTGTAGTCCATGAGCCCTTGAATATAGTCTATAGGCATCTGTTGCAGTGTAATCCAACCTTCAATCAAATCATAATGAGTATATCCTTTTAAAGAAAGGGTAGTTTTATCGTATTCCAGATAATAACCATACTGGCCTTTTTTGAGAACAATCGCGTGCGACCGATAAGTCCCTGCGTGTAAAGAAGGATAGACTTTGTTAACTATCTTCACCTGTTTCAGAAGGTCAATTTGGTCACACGCTTTTTGCAAGATGAGTTTAGGATTGGCTCCTTCTTCGATCGCATCTAGCGTTGTCTCCATCTCTGAAGAATAAGCATAGTTGAACACATCATTAAAATGTTGATAACAAAAGTCATTCACTTCTTTTCCCAAGGGAGTGAGCGACAGCTTGCGTGATTCTTCGATCTCTTTTACAAAGTCTTTCTTTTCGACTTGATTGTCTTTCCAATTATACCGAGTCAATGTGACACTGTTTCCGTGAATTTTTCCTAGTTCTACATATTTCTTTTCCTTGATGGATTCCAGAATATGGGTGTAAGTGGACGGTCGACCAATCTTCTGTTTCTCAAGCTCTCGGATAAGATGAGATTCAGACCAATGATATTCTTGAGACAAGAGTTCTTCTGCAACCATAGATTCACAAAGAAACCGTTTTAAATGATCTAAATAAGAGGACCAGTCCTTGTCTTCCACATTGGACCACCCTCTTTCTTTCATCGTGATCGAGACGTGAATAAAGTAGAGACCTTTACACAAGGTCTTGTATATTTTATGACAGAGAATCGTAGGACGCATACAGGTATGAAGTGTATATTGATACAGAAAAGCATAGAGACGGTCTGTCTGTTTGTCGATATTTGTCTCCGTGACTTCTAGACGGGTAATGCGTATACCCTCGTGAGCACCTTCTGTCATTTTACGAAGGGGTGCATGAAAATCATTCCCTAGATGTTGTTGAATCGTTTTTATAAATTCATCACTGTAAGTGGCTTGGTCTGTTCTCATGTAAGTCATCAGTCCGTGTTCGTACAATATCTGAGCGGAGGACATTACTTGTTTTGGAGACAAATGTAGAGCATTGCCTGCTTTTTGCTGAAGCGTACTTGTAATTAAGATAGGGGGAGGGTTTAGTTTCACTTCCTTGAATTCGGGTCCTTCTAACACAAATTCATCCATGGTAGATAGAAAGGGTTCTACTTCCTCCTTGGTTAAATGTCTTTCCAAAGTGAATTCGATGAGTTTGTTACTAAAATTGGCTTTTACCTGGAAAGAAGAATCTATGGTATGGTTTTGAATTTTTTCTTCTTGTTCGGCAATCATATGAAGTGCGGGCGTCTGGCACCGTCCAGCACTAAGTGTGTGTTGTACTGCTTTCCATAACAAAGGAGAGATCGTGAATCCAATATAGACATCCAAGAGTTGTCTCGTGTGCTGAGCCATCACCTTGGGTAAAGAAAGGGTCGTTGGATGGAGTATGGCGTGTTCTATGGCGTGTTTGGTGATTTCATGAAAGAGGATACGAGGAGTTGTGAGAGGAAGTTTACAGACTTGACAGATGTGCCATGCAATGGCCTCTCCTTCGCGGTCATCGTCTGTTGCCAACAAGACAGACTTCGCGATTCCTACTTCTTCTTTCAAATACTTCACTGTCTTCGCACGAGTTGTCTTGAAAGTAATGTCAAAGGTCTGTCGGTTGATTTGTTCTAAAGAATTCAATCCTCTAAAATGACCACAAGTTGCAATCACTCGATAATCCGGTCCTAAATAGCGTTCAATGGTTTTACATTTTGACGGTGATTCCACAATCACCAGATGTCTCATTGTATGATTATGACTTTATCTTTTTAAATTCTTGCCAAGAAATAGACTGTCCTTGGATATAGATAGGCTCTTTGATTTCTTCTAACTTAGGATCGACATACATTTGTTTGAGCAAGGTGCCAATTTTAAAAGATGCCTCGTGTTGGTCCAATCCTCCTGTCTCAATCTCCTTGAGCACTTGCAAAAAAGAAAAGAGGATTGAGACGTCAATCCGGTCTCGAATGAGTCGGTTGAAAATCATTGTGTAGTTTTTATACAGAAACGGTGCTTCTTGAATACACCTAGCCTCTACTTCGGCAAGGTCATTGCCATTCCTCAAAGGAATAATCCTTTTCACATCCTCCCAAATGAGCGAACTATGTTTGAGTTCTCGTATCAAAGCCGTATTGTCTACACTGTTATTCGCACGGACTAGCTCGTTCAGTTGAAGTCTCTGTTCGGGATTCATTTGGATGAGTGTAGATAAAAAGATTTATATTCTTTTGTATTAAACCCCATTTTTGAGCTCCATCATTTTTTGATTGTTGTACAACATCAACTTGATTTCTTCTTTCACCCGGTTGAGACATTCATCACTTTCTTTGTTGTTCAAATACTTCATAAACTTGTCCTTCAGTTCTTTCTCTGGATTGGTTTCTAGCCATTCTTCTAACATCATTTCCTTTTCTTCATATAGTCGGTCGATTTCATCCTTTTTGTTAGCGAGAGTCCAATTGCTTCCATCATACACCATAATGTATTTGTCCTTGATGTTTGAGATATAAATATTCATGTTCTCTGGTTTGGATGGATTAAAGTGTACCTTCTCAATCATGTTCTTCACACAGTAATTTACTTTCTTGATACAGCTTCTATAATCCTGGTCTGTGAGATGAGACACATCCGTGGCTCGATATGCCAAGAGATGGATGTTCTGGATATTGGTAGTATTGAAAGAACCATGTATCTCTAATTTACCCATGAGTTTTTCAATTTGTTTGGATTGTGCATCTATTTTTGTGGTAAACTCTTGTCTCTGTTGTTCCAATTGTTGATTGAGTAGCCGAACTAGCTCCGTTAAATCTTCATCCTTATTTTTCGTACAAGAGTATTTAATATGTTTCGACAAAGACGATTTGTGACGATAACCACGGTCGCAATATTTACACTTAAACATCGTAGCTACAGTAGAATGGCTAACTTCGGCTACGGAATGGCTAATTTTGGCTAAAGAATGACTAACTTTGGCTAACTTCTTGCTACTTTCTTCAAGTAGCTTATGCTTTTTACTTAATATATGTTTATCAAAATTGAACCTCTTGTTCGTGTTGTAGCTACAACAGCTACAAACAAATGTCATATACTTTTACACTATACTTAATTTTATATCGTTTTATCGCTACTTTCAAGCTACAATTGCTACATCTTACTTTTTCAATCTTTTACAGTGTGGCAGTGTAAGCTACTATTGTAGTATATGACACCATCTGCTACTTTTATAGATGCTAACTTTTTAATATTTTTTTGAGGGAGGGAGGGAAATGAAAAAAAAATTTCAGAATGAAAATAAAGTTTTAAAAAAAAGAAAATGAAAAAATGAAAATGAAAAATATTTCTGAAATTTTTATCCGGGTTTAAAGTTTACAGTTTCCATTTTATATAGTGTTAATATAAAATGGTATACAATCCTGCTGAGGGTAGTGAGTCTACTTATATTTTGTCAAGCTCTATCACACAGAGCGGAAGAGACATGTTGTCAAGAATACAATCTGCTTCCATAGGAGGGACGCGTAAAAAAAAAAGATATAGGTATAGTAATGGGATTAAGACTAACTTTCATCGTAAAAAACACAAAACAAATCGGAATAAATCAAACATATCAAGATTGTTCCGCACGTACAAGCGTCTTAAAGAAAAATGCAATATACGATAAACAAAAGGATAAGCCAAAACCAAACCAAGTCGACCAAAATTTAGTGAAGCATCGCGTTCAATTGCTTAGGAACTCTGGCGGAGTACCAAGGGTTTCACGCCCGTCTCGTCTTGCGCTTTGATTTCTTCGACTTGACACTCTTGTCTCGTTTCACAAATCCAAACTTTCCTTTTTGGGTGAAATACCCAGCCTTCTCTAAACGCTTGTCTTTCTTCGCCTGGAAGTGCTTCTTTTTGGAGACAATTTCACCATGCTTATTTTTCATTAAATCCTTTTTGGTTAATCCACCGGAAGTATGGTGAGCGTTTCCGTGAAAAACTTCCGCACGAGAGCCAACCGTTTTTGAATGCATATATATTGTATAAATATAAAAATTATGGAGTGAGATTGTCCTCGTGGCATAAGATATAATTTCCACGAACACCCGACAAGGCTTCTAAAGAACAGAGTCCGAAATTTCCATAGACATAAATCGCAATCGTATTTCCCTTATAATAGGTATATTTGTTTCCCTCCGAATTGATAGTAGTCCGAGACAAAACACCAATCATCTGAATACGGTCATTTCCCGCATTTAACAGTGTAATGTATTCACTCGAATCAAGAATATAGATTCCATTTTTTAATACATATTTTTTATTGGCATCAGGTGATTCTGAGTTAAACGCAATTGTAGTACTCAGATTCACAACATTGTATACAACGGGGAAGATATATAGATTACTATAAGGCGTGGTATTCACCAAGGGCAAGCCTTCACTCAGAAGTATACGCAAAGGCACATAGTCCGCGGTAGTCGTATTCTCTACATAGGTTGTGTTGGGTGCAACGGGTATAATCACCGGAATGGAGCGAACATCTGGATAAGAAATCCGATTGTCAAATGTTTCATCGTAAGTAAAAATGCCTTTCGCACCCATGTAGCCATTGAACAAGGTATAGATCGACATTTGTCCAAAATTTCCTTGAACCTTGAATCGTAGTGTGCCGTAATAAAAAGTGTAAAGGGTGCCATCCGGCGAAGTTCCCGCTCGAGTCGTGTTCGTGAGGCTTTCCATCATGACGAGGTTTTCCTTGTTTTTGTTTAGAAAAGTAATTGGACAAGCAGAAGGTATGTTAAATATGGTGTAAACACCATTGTACAACCCATAGGAAGGAGAGGGTAGATTATGGTCATCGTTAAAATAAAGCTGTTTGTTGTCATACAAGTAAATATTATTCTCTGCACATAGACCCTTTCGGGTTTGAATCGAGCGATAGACATAGGTATAAGAGGGTCCATTGTAGGCATTGTATGCGAATAATTTATAGCCACCTGAATAGCCAGACCTTGTACATACGGATATAAATTCAAACCATCCTTTTATGACGAGATTGATTCTTCCACTGTAAAAAGTGTAACTCCTCGAGTCAGGAGCAAGGAACGGTCCGGTTGTCACTGTACCCGAGGTCGCAGCAACTTCAAAGAGGTCTTCTTTTCCATCATTCATAAAGGCTATATTCATCGAAGGGTCAATCGTTAAAATATAAGTACCCATAGATAGACCATAAGTTCTATTGAGTGATGTGTCTCCATTCAAACGTATCAACGAACCCTTGTTTAAAGTATTCATAAAAGGCAAAGACAATGCAGACGTGTCGGTGGGTTCCAACTGGGAAGAAAACTGGATCAGTTTCATCCCTCCCATAAATCCGAAAGTACGAGAATAAAAAGAGAAATCAAAAGGCAAGGGTTTATAGACGGTCACTCTCACGCGTCCATAATAAAAGTCGTGTATACCTTCTTGTACAGGAGTGGATTGAGACAAAAGATTTAGACCGATTACATTCTCTGTAAACCTTTTATTTGTATCTCCAATAAAGCTAATGTATTCTTCATAGCCTTTGTTCAACAGTGTCGCCGAGTAAGTTTTGGGAATCTCCAAATAATAAGTGCCATAACTCAACTTGTATCGATATTGGTTAAATTCCAAAAACACAACGGGGTTTAAACTGTCGTTAATACTGTACTTAGGACCAGAAGACTCATATACCGAGAGATAAGAATACTGTCTGGCATTGATGTATAAGAAATTGGCCACCTCCTGAACGACCGAATTGTCCAGATGCACCAAGATGCTTTCAATCGAATATCCCCATCTATATTGTATGATAGGAGATCGTTCAATTGCATTGTATACAAAGAGTTGAACGGACTGTATGTCTTTGTAAATGCTGAGAATGACCTTTGCACCTTCTGTGCCAGGGGTAGAGATGTATTCAATCCCTCGATAAGGAATGCCATTCTTCTCTTCCGAAAACGAAAGAACCGTATTCAGATTGGAAGGGTCCGACACATCAAAGATATAGAAGGTAAGTGTCTCTAACAATAAATTCGTGGGCAAGTTTTTGAAAACGAAATAAGAACGATTGGTCATCTTTCGTTGAATGACATAGAAAGTATAAGTCGAATCTACAATCACATCAGGTACAACGACAGGTGGAGGCAAGATCACATCAAAGACAAACCTATATTCCGCGGGCGTAAGACTAGAGACAAGGGTCTGTATCATGTTGGATAAGTCCTCTTTTACAGATTGGTTAATATTTCCTCGTAGGAGTTCATTGAGATATCGGCTATACAACCTATATTTATATTGGAACAATAGATTTCGATTGATGACATAATCTAGACCCAACATCAGATTATACACTGTTTTCAGACGACTGTTGTTGTAAGTGATTTTTGCGTGGTTTCGAATCATGGATGCCTGTAGGATTTTCGTCGAGAGTTGATTCGATGGATACGAATAGATGGCCTTATGACACACCTTGTCTTTTGTATAACATTTAAAAGTCGGCATCAAATATTGAAAGAGTATTCTCGACCCATCTAAAAAAGAGTCCAGATTTCGAGTTCCATACACATCTAATGACACTCGTCCACGAACATACAAGGTGTCTTTCCCGTTGGGAACCATCGCAAAGATGGACGAAAAGGTTCGGTTGGACAATTCCGCTCTTTCAGAACCAAAGAAGAGTTCCGAAAGATTGTTCAAATACTGTCCGGAGAAGGTAATCGTTTCTCCTTGTATCCCTCGATTCTTGGACATAGACTGGAGGATAGGAATATAGGTGTAGACAATCGACTTCTGGTCGACATAGGTGGTAAGACTCGTTGTTGGATCTCGGAAGTTGACCACTACCTTAGATTCTGTGGTTTGACTCGGTAGAGACAAGGTAATCGAGTCATATTGTTTCTGGAGGAGGGTGGACGGCATCGTACCAAAAGAAGCTGAGATGATCTTCATCAGTCCCTTCCCTTCAAAGGTCACCTGTTCGTTGGATAGATAAGTAGAAATGGTCTTTATTTCATAAGGGACATATTGGAACCTTAATTGAGCATTGGATAGATCGCGGGTTTCGCTTTGATTGAACTCAATGAACACTTCTTCTATTTCAGAATAAGGAATCCGGATTTGCAGAAAGGTGGAATGCCTTTCTACCAGGTCAGCAGGTTCGGTTCCAAACGAAACTTCATTCACAGTCAACAGATTGGACCCTCGTATCAGTAGGATGTCTCCAGCCATACCTTTCAACACCTGATTGGATTGTATAGACAAGTTATAAAAAGAAATGTCTTGGCCGGTGATATACTTTCCAGGCTGTTGATTAAACCGAATAGGTACAATTCCTACGACGAAAGGAACCGTGACGCGTAATTCAGTATCATTCAACAAAGTAAAATCCGCATAATAGTCTCCAAATCGAATACTTGCAATATGTTCTAGTCCCTTTCCAAAGACCGTGAGAATGTCGCCCATTTTTCCAACCGTCTTTGAGATACGGCGGATATTGTAAGTGACATATTGAATTTCCAATAGGATTCCCTCTACTTCAACCGGTTGAGCGCCATAGGCTAAGATAGGCGCAATAAAGGAGAGGGTCGTAGCACTCTTCTCATACACTGAGACAATTTCGGTGCCTACCTTTACTTGTGTAACTGTATTTAGATTCGTCCCTTTCATTTCGACAATGTCTCCTGCAATACATTGTGCAAAAATTGAGTCAATTTGACGAGTATAAAAGACAAAAGTGAAGAATCCATTGGTCATGGTAATCACCCTAGGCGCCAAAGAGGACTGAATCGTTGCCGTGGTTTTGTCGAATACCACAAGAGTGTCTTGGAAAAAAACATCCAGAACCTCTTCAAAATCCGTACCGGTCAAACGATAACTAGTTGCGCCAAGTTTTTCATACCCCGTAATGACAGGATAGGACACAGGTCCTCGCTCTTTCCATTCCGTAGGTGTATAAAAATACAGAGACAAATCTGAAACCGTGAACAAGGACGAGACTGCAAAGTAGACTTGTGTTGGTTTTTCCAAACTATAAAAACAAAGGTTGTTCATTCCATTGGAATAAGAGGAAAAACAAAGCGTGTTCATAGTGGGTTCAATGTGTTGAGTGCTGGTGACTGTTTGGGTAAGCATCTCTATCCCCGTAAAAGTGTCTACATTCACACTTAATCCGGTGAGTAGTACTCGATGGTTCGGAGACAACATGCCGTCGGATTGTATGGGAATCGAAAACAAAGTGTCGTTGGTCTGAACATAGAGTCTTTTCTGATGAACCACTATACCATAGAGTCGATGGAAAGATAGGGTAGGCACATAGGTATATTGGAAGAGTTGCAAGGATTCATTGTATAGGTCAATCCCTACATTGGTCGTGACATAGATAAACCCATCCGAATAAGCCATATGAGAAAAGGACTCTCCTCGTATGGAACATATCTCGGTCACCGTATTGGTCCATTTACATAATTTGTCTCTCGCACAAAAATAAAAGGTTTCCTTTGTAGGCCCAAAACACATGGCGTGAAAGTTTCGTAGGTAAAGAACCTCCAGAAGGAGGATAGGGTTTGTAAAATCGAGCGAACAGGTTAAAATTCGCAAGATACGATCTGAATCGATCCCATAGACCGTCCATTGACTCACACCCCTTTTCAGTTTTACCGAGAAAAAGGAATACCCCCATCCCGTAAAAGTGGTGGTTGTAGGTTCCAGAGGGGTCTTCGTGGAAAATACAACTTCAGTAGACACCTCAGACATTGTATAAGTCGAAGATTATTTGTTTCCTATCTATCCAAAAATAGATAATCTATAAATAAAATTGATGAAAGAACAACTCAAGAAGTATACTTAGAAAAGATGTCTTCTATGTCTTCCCTAGAATCACAGTACCAAAAGAAAACCGACAAGGAGCACATTTTGGACAACCCGGACACCTACATTGGCTCGATTGATACTTCAACCGGTCCTATGTATGTCCTGAAGGAAGATAAGATTTCATTGGAAGAGATCGAATACAATCCTGCACTGTTCAAACTGTTTGATGAAGGCATTGTGAACTGTCGCGACCATGTGATTCGTACCAACCAGAAGAAGGCCACCGTGCCCACGACGGATGTGGTCACAATGATTGATGTCAAGATTGAAAATAACCGAATCACGCTGACTAACAATGGAGATGGGATTGATGTGGAGAAACATCCAACCTATGGCATTTGGATTCCCGAGATGATTTTCGCGCACTTGCGCACTTCTACCAATTACAACAAAGAGGAACAGAAGATTACAGGCGGTAAGAATGGGTTTGGATTCAAGTTGGTATTGATTTGGTCTACTTGGGGGAGTATTGAAACCGTGGATGCAACTCGGAAGCTGAAATACACACAAGTGTTTGAAAAGAATATGGACATCATCCACCCACCGGAAGTCAAGGCCTGCTCCAAGAAGCCTTATACCACAGTGAGTTTCGAGCCAGACTACAAACGGTTCGGTCTGTCTGGACTCACACCTATGATGATTTCACTCTTTCAACGCCGTGTCTACGACATTGCGGGGGTGACGAGCAAAGAGGTGAAAGTCAAATACAACGATGTCGCGGTTCCCGTCAAAGACTTCACTCATTATGTTTCGCTCTATACCGACGAAGACAAAGTGACAGAATCTACTTTGGACGGGTGGACCTATACGATTGTGTTAAGCGACGAGTTCAAACAGGTTTCGTTTGTGAATGGCATCTTCACGAATAAAGGTGGAAAGCATGTCGACTATATCATCCAACAGGTCATCAAGAAGATGAATGCACTGATTCTGAAGAAGAAGAAGGTGGATGTCAAGCCGGCCATCATCAAAGAGCAACTCACGCTGTTCCTGAATTGCACGATCGAGAATCCGTCGTTTGACAGTCAAACCAAAGACTATCTGACCACGCCTTCGTCCAAGTTTGGGTCGGCTTGTACTGTTAGTGACAAGTTTATTGAGAAACTAGCCAACATGGGTGTCCTGTCTGCAGCCTGTGACATGAACGAACTCAAAGAGAAGAAGAACTCGAAAAAGTCTGATGGAAACAAGGTGAAGAATTTGCGCGGGATTCCCAAGCTAGTCGATGCGAATTACGCCGGAACCAAGCACTCGTCGGAGTGTATGTTGATTTTGTGTGAAGGAGACTCTGCAAAAGCGGGTATTATCTCAGGGCTCACCCCAGAAGACAGGAACTACATTGGGGTCTATCCGATGAAGGGAAAGCTTTTGAATGTGAGAGGCGAACCGCTAAAAAAGATCAACGAGAACAAGGAAATCATCGAAATCAAGAAAATCATGGCGCTAGAAACCGGGAAGGACTACGCCGACACCAAAGAACTTCGATATGGTAAAATCATCTTCATGACTGACCAGGATTTGGACGGAAGCCACATCAAAGGGCTCTGTCTGAACTTGTTCGAATGCATGTGGCCGTCTCTGTTAAAGCTTGACCGATTTATTGGGTTCATGAATACTCCGATTCTCAAAGCCACCAAAGGATCGAAGGTGCTGTCCTTTTACAACGAGTCAGATTACGAATCTTGGAAAGAGGAAGGACTCGAAGGATGGAAGCTGAAATATTACAAGGGATTGGGGACCAGTACTGGGACTGAGTTCAAGGAGTATTTCAAGGAGAAGAAAATCGTGCACTTCTGTCAGGAAGAAAAAGATGCAGAAACCTTGGATATGCTGTTTCACAAAAAGAAGGCCGACCTTCGAAAGGATTGGCTCAGTGTCTATGACCGTCAGTTGCGGGTGGACCACAAAGCCAAAGACATTTCTTTGGGAGATTTCGTGAACAAGGAGATGATTCACTTCTCCAAATACGATTGTGACCGGTCGATTCCCAATCTGATGGATGGACTCAAAGTCTCGCAGCGTAAGATTCTGTATAGTGCATTCAAAAAGAATCTGACCCAAGAAATCAAGGTGGCACAGTTTAGTGGATATGTATCGGAGAATTCTGGATATCATCATGGAGAAGCCAGTCTCAATGGAGCGATCGTCAACATGGCGCAAGACTTTGTGGGGTCCAACAACATTCATCTGTTCTCACCGAATGGTCAGTTTGGGACGCGTCTTCAAGGAGGGAAAGACAGTGCATCGGAGAGGTATATCTTTACCAAGCTGGAGAAAATCACACGAACACTCTTTCAGAAGAAGGACGATGCGATTCTCACTTATTTGGACGACGATGGTCTCTCGGTCGAACCCATCTTCTATGCACCGATTATTCCGATGATTTTGGTGAATGGTGCCAAAGGAATCGGTACAGGTTTCAGCACGGAAGTCCACTGTTACAATCCCAAGCAAATCGTTCAGTACCTGGTAGACACATTGGAAGGAAAGCAAGTCAACAAAGAATTTGTCCCTTACTTCCGAGGATTCAAAGGTACCATTGAGCGAGAGACGGAGAAACGGTTCTTGAGTCGAGGTGTCTATAGTATCAAGAAGAATGTGGTCGATGTCACCGAACTTCCGATTGGGACTTGGAACGAGGATTACCTCATCTTCCTCGACAAACTCGTCGACGAGGGAATGCTCAAAGATTTTACCGATTTGTCGACGGACAAGGTGGTTCATATGAAACTGGTTCTGGCAAAAGACTTGGAAGGGGATGAACTCGTCAAGGCTCTCAAACTCTATTCCTATCTATCTACTTCCAACATGAACCTCTTCAATCACGAAGAGAAACTGGTACACTTCAACGAAGTCCACGAGATATGTGATGCCTTTATGGAACAACGGCTCGGCTATTATCTCAAGCGAAAAGAGTATTTGCTCAAACATTTGCGTGAGGAAATACTAGTGTTACAGAACCGCCATCGATACATTCAGGAGTGTTTGGCCGAGACCATCGACTTGCGAAGGAAGACCTCCGCACAAATCACGGAACTCTTGACAAGCAAAAAGTATGACCTTCAACAAGGAACCTTTCATTACCTCACCAAAATGAGTATGGACAGTGTCTGCGAAGAGAATGTCACGCATCTCAGGGAACAGTTCGAATCCAAACAGAAAGAGCTCGATGAGACAAATGCATTGACCGAACAGCAGATGTGGATCAAAGAGCTGAAAGAATTAGACCAGATGCTCTAATGGATAATGGACAATGGATAGTTATACTCTATATTTTTGTTGGCTTCTGTAGAATGACCACATAGATGCCATTCCACCAGGTTTTATTGGCTAATTCCATGGGAGTATGACTATCATCCCAGGTAAGTCTGATATTCCTCTCATAAAGAACCTTGAACCCAATCTCTTGAATTGCTTTCTCAGTCCCTTCTCTCACCCCTTTACAGTTCCAATCATCGACAATAAAAATGAAGACCTCATCCAAGCAATCGTAATAGTGCGTGAGAGACTTGTAATGACTTTCATTCGTATGGTTCCCGTCGTACATGTAAATATTGAATTTAGGCAATTGAGACACATCCACTTTGTAACAGTCGTTTTCAATAAAATGAGCCTGATTGTTTCCTTTGAATTTCGAAAAATGACGAAGGAATGCATCTTTCGGTCCCCCAAACTCACTCCAGTTATCGATACAAATGACTTTGGCTTGATTCCCATACATCGCTGAACAGACCGAACTCCCCATCCAAGTACCAATTTCTAAATACCTTGCATCTTCCATCGAGAGTAAATTGTTGTAAAAATGACGCGTCATAATACCGGTCATGCCTTTGATGTTTTTGATCTCGTCGTTAATCTTGGAAATATTGTTTTCTGCATTTTTAAAGGAGCGCTCCACATGGGCCTTGTAATTCTCCATTATAGTGTCTTACCTCTTTTTTACAAAGTAAAAGACGCATTCAATGGATCCTCTTTAAAAGAATCGTTTAAATTCAACCGTCGTGTCCTTATGGTAATAAGCCGGATTGGCCAAGGGAACCGCCAAGGTAGAAATGTCCTTCTTGTAGTGAAGATAACTTTGTATTTCCCCATAGATGCGTGGAACACAATATGCTACGATTCTCGAGTTAAGCACCTCGATTTGTCTCGTCAGGTTTTCAGGTTGATTGAGGCTGTATTGTAAGAAAGTGGCACGCATAATCACATACAGTTGGTCTCGGTCTTGGGTGTCAATCACATGGACCTTATTCGACATTTCATAGACGCCGGCTTTAATGGCATTTTCAATAATGTTGATGTTTTTAGAAGAAAAAAACAGTGTCGACAATTCAGAATTCTCAAGCGTATGCTTCATCGCATTGAAATAGTGAGTCTTTGTGTTAGGCATTATTTTATCTTTTAAAAAAAGAGGGGTCCCACCCTGTTGGGCAAGTAGGTCTATTCTCCCATTCGATTCCATTGAACTATATAATATATTTTATTTTTAAAATATACATGGGATTTTATCAAAACACAATCATCGCTTTTGCTGTTCAACTCGTGATTCTTTTAATTATTATGGCCGTCATCATGTCAAACCAGGCTGGGACACAAGAATTTCCTCCCAATCTTTCGGCTTGTCCTGATTTTTATAGTTTAAATGAATCAGGGAATTGTACTACAGATTCAAATGTATATTCAAACAAAGAGCCTCAATGCACTCGAATGAATCCAAAGGGTATGCCCATCAACGAAAAAAGAAATTGGGCAGCTGAATGTGGCGTAGCCTGGGATGGAATCACCAATAGTTCTCAGATGTAGATTTTGAATACAAATAGTTCAAGTATTTAAATATAATTCATTGGAGTATCTAATGACCTCACAAGAAATCAAGAATGCTTTAAAATTGGCGAAACCAATCTATCTCTATGGGAAGTCAGGGACCTACAAAACGACTTTGTTGAAAGAGATCGAACATGCCATCTTTGTCTCGATCCAAGACATCCATGAGTTTGATGATTTATACAAATGGATACAACCGTCGATTGTGGATATCTTTCACAAAGCTCCCAAAAAAAGAATCTGTGTGATTGACAACATTGATTTCCTTCATGCTCACGAAAAGAAAGTGTTGACCCAGTTTTTGAAGCAGTTCAAACTAGAAGAAAAAAAGAAGAAAGTTCGAACCTTTTCTCTTATTCTCTGCGGAACCAATTATTATGACAAGAAGATTAAAGAAATTATGAAATTTTGTACCTGTATACAAACAAAATCCAATCGAGAGATCGCACACAATCAATACGAAAAGAGTATCCAAATCAACATCAAACAAATCATGACAAAACAGTTCAAAGAAGATTTTATGATTGAGAATGAAAAGGCAACTCAGGCTCTCCTCTTTCATGAAAATGTGATTGATGTTGTTCAAAAAGAGAACTTCCCGTTTTATCAAAGTATTTTACAAAATCTTTGTGTAGGCGATTATTTTGATCGAATTAGTTTTCAAAAGCAATTGTGGATTTTTAATGAAATGACTTATTACATTAAACTTCTACACAATTATTATTTGTATCAGCAATCAAATATTACTCCTAAAAAGGTGTCAGAATATAGATTTACCAAGGTTCTCACCAAATACAGCAACGAATACAACAACAACACCTTTATCATTGGTCTATGCCATAAGCTGAATTGCTCGAAAAAAGATTTATACTATCGACTGGTAAGAGAACAAACCGAAGAGCTTACGGCGAATGAGATAAATCGCGCGTCTTTATATTTTCAACTAAAAGCTTGATGTATTCATTCTTTTGGTCCAACTCTTTCTGTAGTGCCATATTTTCTTCGGTTTTCTTTCGTAGAGCATCCAAGAGTTCATTGGTTGTAATGGGTCTCTTTTGAGCGTTTTCTCGATGTGCCTGTTCTCGTCGCTTGATTTCTTCGACGACATCTGGTTTGTATTTCAGCTGACCTAGTTCATAGGACTCGAGTAAAGGGTCTAACTCTTTTGTATAAAAAGAGTGGATTTGTTTGGACTTGATAAAGTGTTTCACTTTCAAGGATGACTCTTTGCATACGGAACTACCTGGATCAATTAGTTTTCTTTTATCAAAAGTGTTTTGGTTGTGAGAGAACACGAGAATCGTTTTTAAAGGGTCCAACTGAACAAACGGAATGGTATAATTTTTGAGGAAGTGCTTCTCTTCCCCGATGACCGCTTCGTCTTCATAACTCGTTTGTTTCAAAAGTTCTCGTTTGAATGCAAAAGTGCCTGCGGTCGAATGGTTAGGTCCATAGGGTCCAAATTTATACATTTTTTGAAGAGTATTGAACCAGATAAACAGTTCACTCGAACCCGCACAAAGGGCGGAAGACCCCGTGAGTTTAGCTACTGCGTGAGACACCCGTTGTGCAGGATAATAATCGTCATCATCAATGTAGACAATAATGTCGTCATCGTTTTTAAAGGTACATTGCTCATGCATGAAGTTTCGTTTTCTACCCAGGCTCATTCTCTCGACAGGAATGTATTTGACAAAAGGAATATGCTCTACTAAATCACCAATCTTATCGGTTCCATCGTCTACAATAATCCATTCCATTTGGTCATGCGGAAAGTCTTGGGCCAATACATTCGCAATCGCACCTTTGAAAAATGGACGACGATTAAAAGTAGGTGTACACAAACTGACCCTCGGCATTAGAGAGTCTATATGGATGGGTTTAATTACTTTTATGGGCGCATTTTTAAGCATCGATTTTAGGACTCTCCGTCTTTCCTCCTGTATTCATCAAAATGCCTGCTCCCATTAAGAATACAATCATCATGGTAATCAATGCCAAAGTTTGTCCTAATACCTGGTTGACTCGCAACATCAATAAGATGAACGCAAGAATGATCAGAGTAGGAATTGTTTTTTGAATGATCCCTCCAACCATAGGAATCTTGATTAAATCAAACAAGGAAATCACAATGTTGCCTGCAGTAATGGCGGAATATCCTCCCGCCATCAACAAAGGAATTCCGAGACTAAACGCGGAAAAGAAGGTAAGGATGGCCGCCATGGTCGCGTCTCCCTCGCGTGATGACGAGATGGCTTCCTGGAAAGTCATCTGACCAGAAAGAACGAATCCAATCGTAGGGAAGGTGAGAAGTGCGGAAATCAACATAAAAAAGGAAGATATACAAGTGATGGCGTTATAGGGCATAACTGTCATTTTAAGAAGCGTATATAGTGTGATGGCCATACACACAGTTAAAAGGGGCGTAAATAGATGAGTAAATATCAACATAAAACAGGTGAGTAAATACACCAAAAAATGTATGAGCTGATTCAATGCAAGAGTCCCTGTATCGGTTCCCTTTGAAAATTCTATCTTAAAGAGTTTGATGACTTGATTGTTCACTTCACCTGTCCCAAAAAATATGGACAACAAAACTCCCGCAAAGAAAAAATTACCTGCCGCGATACTGACATACGGAATGTTATAGCTGGAAGGTCCCTCTAATTTTTCACGCAAATAAGATAATACGGAATGCACGATACGAAGCGTAGAAGTACAATATAAATAAGACTGAAAAGTGACGAATTGTACAACATAGAGGACATAATCAAACGGACTAACATCGTTCGGCTTAATTTTGCAAGTATCGATGATGGATTGACTAATTTGGTTAGTCGATTTTGAACTTCCATCGAGAAACCCTTTGTAAATAATATTCAATATGGAGGCCTTATCTGGTTCATCTTCTGTAAATTTATTCAAATCACCAAAAAATAATTCCTGTTCTTTAAATCGCTCTTTTTTTGCTGAATCCACCATGTGGGTACAAATCGACTTGGCATCTTTCTTGGTGTATTCGTAATATGCACCATTCACATCGCGAGGGTCATAATAGACATAGGGATATTTCAAGATGTCGGTAGGATACAAATACTCCGCAGGCACCATTAACCAGCAAAGAATGACAATAAAGACAAGCCAAAAAATGACCATCACAAACAAGTCACACAATACAAAATAAACAATCATGGTTACATTGTAAAAGGGGCTATCATTCATTGCGGGCGTAGGCGTATCGTCTCCAAGAGGCAACTGGGCTTGTGTAACGATGTCTTCTACCATATTCGTGGGAGGCGGTGTAATACGGATCGTCCCTTTTGTCACAATTTTTGTAAATGAATTCTCATCTGTACTTACCCCGTCTTTCGTACTAAAACTATAGACGGTTTTAGAGGGAGTTGTAAATACGGTGTCGTCTGAATTGCTTTTGGTTTCTGGAGGAAATTTAAAGATGAAGAGCACGCTATTGTCCGGCGTGGCTTCAAACATCTTTCGAGGTGTTGTTTTGTAGATGGTGCTTGTATTCTGTTTCACCGTAATCGTAGTATTGTCCGTACCGGTGAATTGAATATCTTTTGTCATTACTGCCCCATCTTCTTCAGGTAAGCTTCCCACCATAAAGGAATCATAAAACAATTGGACTGTAGACATAATATATCTAGTTATAAAATAATCACGAACTTTAGCTCTTTATCTTGTATAAAGGAGACCTGCGTTTCCACTAATAAATCTCAGCAGGTTGTATCTCTCTTCGGCTAGGTATAAATCATACCCATAAAGGTAGAGAATATCTTTCTGGGTGGTTCCAATGACAGTTCCTTCTGTGTCGCAAATCACTTGAAAACTAGCATTCGGGTCTATATCGGGAAGAATGGTCGAAATATCCATCTCAATCGTCTTGAATTTACTAAGGTTAATGGCACCAGAAGGTTGTAATTCAAAAGGACTCGTGTTTAAACTAAAACTGTAGGAATAGAGACCGTCGTCTGAAACCCCATTTGAATTTTTGTACTTTTCCATATAGTTGTAGACACCTGGGTCAAAAGAGAACTCTCTAAATTTACCATCAAACAGTATCGAGAGATTCAATAGAATGTGTTTGATGTTTTTCGTGGAAAGTTTAGGGGAGATGTAATACCCGTTGGAAGAAGATACAATCGTATCATTTGGCGCAAGAGTATATTCAGCACCTGGTCCAATCTGATACTCATTCACACTATATGAACTCACTTCGGGAGCGGGCAATACATTGTTGGGTAAAGTATTTACATAGTCCCAGTTGGTATAATTGGACCATTCGTTTCGTTTGTATGCATCACTTCTTCTAAAATTCCACATCCAGGAAGAAACGAGAGCATTTGTATCGATACGCACGCGGCGACTTCCCGTAATATTGACATGTTTTGTTTCGTGAATGTCCTTAATTAGATATCGTTGTTCGTTTGCGGCGAAAGTACGAGATTCTTCGTCTGTTAAAAACGCATAGGTCGTCATCAAGTGCATGTCATTGTCCCACGAGTTATTCTTGTTTGTATAGCTAGACGCTTCTAAAGTAAAATTAGGCGGCTGTTGTAAAAAACGATACATAGAATGGTATTCATTGTTGAAATTGGGTTGTATCGGTGTATGGGAAAATCCCTTTGCCTTGGTCAAAGAAACATCGTTAATCGTGAAGAGTTCGCGGATAGGTCTCAACTCTAACACAATTTGCATCTCATGGTATTGTAGGCTTACCAGAGGGATGGCCATTTTGGCGGAATTCATAAACCAAAAGTGAAGAGGCACATAAATCGTTCTTCCTCTGAGAGAAGGTTCTAACGGGGAATTTAAATAAAAGCTATGCGGATATCGATTGAATCGATTGAATGCAAACTCAGGTCTATATAACTCTTCTTCGTGACCCGTCATCTTATGATAAAAATTCTTTTTGTCTCCGTTAAAGTCACGGTCAACCACATTCTTCAGATACTCGCCTGAGAATTCTTGTATGGTCTGTCCACCAATCACTACTCTTGCTCGTTTAATTAAGTTTGAGCCTAGATGACGAATCCATCGAAACTCATAAGGTCTCCAACAATCTTCTGTAGAAACGGGGGGAACCATCGGACTCCATATGTCTGGTAAATTAAATACCAAAAAGGCATCCATCAGAAGTTCTCCGTGTCTCGGAACCTTAAAAGTGAGGTGAGTGTCTTCGTTCAGTTTCAAATTTCGCTGTCCTTCGTAATCCAAACGAAACTTTTGCATGCCAAAGTTTGTATACTTCGCAAAGACTGTTTTAAAAAAGGTTTTACTTGGATTTCCATTCAACATAATATTTTGGTTTCCATACGAGATGATATTTAATAATCCGCCACCCATTTTATAAGATAAACATAAATTTTTTATATTTAAATATACATATATCCTATGTCAGCTGTGAATGAAACGATGAATGAAATGAAAGACACCGTGAATAAAGCTATTTCAGGAACGAACAAAGGGACGATCGCGATTGTCCTCATGTTCATCATCCTGTTTATCGTGATGTATTTTATTTATTTGTCCGTGAGACAGAGAAAATTCAACTGTGATTTGATTAAAAGCTATCCAATGCTTTCAATTGCGAGTTTGTCACAAGAAGTTCTCAAAACACCGCTTCACAAAACTTTTATCAAAACCGCATACAACTGTTGCTGTAATGGGGACCTGAAGAATGGATATGTAGATACCTGTGCACTAACAAATTGTGCGAAGCAAGGAGTTAGGGCATTGGATTTTACCATCTATTCGTTACACGGAGAGGCAGTGATTGGCACTTCCACCCTGACCTCTAAAAAATACAAGGAATCTTACAACAGTCTTCCTTTCACCAAAACCATGACACAAGTCAAACAGATGTTTCTCTACGACACGGCCAATTGCCCGAACATTACCGACCCCTTATTCCTCATCTTTCGGATTCAAAGTTCCAACCTAAAAATATACAATCAAATGGGTGATGCTCTTCAATCCTTGTTTGGACATGGAAATGCCGCCGGCAATAAGTTATTCAAACCATCCTATACAAAGCCGATGGACCAGGAGCCCATTTCGTCGTTTAAAGGACGAGTCATCATTATGGTAGATATTACAGGCTTGAATGGATATGAAAATAGCAGTTTGGCTGCCATTACTGGTTTAGAATTAGGAACAATGACCAATCAAATCTACCGAGAAACAGAAGCGTTTGATTTATTGGACTCGGGTATTGCTCCAAACGACTTTAATGTAAATGTACTTTACCCAGATTTCAGTGCAAAAAGCAACAATTATGATTACCTTACCGTGGGTATGAAACAAAAGTTCCAGTTCATTGGACTGAATTTTCAGATGAACGATGTCTATTTGTCCAAATACAACGAGTTTTTCAAAAGCGCCATCATGAAACAACCAGACCCTGTTGTTGCAACCAAAAAATAAACTCCTATAGTATGGAGGATCTTGAAAAGGCAATCCTTGTCAATCAACTTGAACAAAAGAAACAGAAGAAAGAAAACTATACCAAACCAGAATTGTTTATCCAAATCGAAAAATTCATTCGAGCCAAACAGTTGATTGGCTACGGCGGAACCGCCATCAATCGGGCGTTGCCAAAAGAAGTCCAATTCTATCAAGAGATAGATATACCGGATTACGATTTCTTCTCAACCGACGCCAAGAAGGACTTACAAGAATTGGCGGATCTTCTCTATCCGACCTTTAAACCCATTGAAGTGAAACCTTCCATGTTTAAGGGAACCTATAAATTGTTCGTGAATTATCTTCCTTTGGTGGATATGACTCAAATCGAAGAAGAACTCTTTAAAAACTTATCGTTAGAGACCTTTCTTCGAGACGGAATTCCTTATGTTCCGTACAATTATTTACGAATGAGCATGCACCAAGAATTGTCTCGTCCTCTGGGAGATTTGACACGATGGACCAAAGTGTTTCAGCGACTCGAATTGTTAAACAAACATCATCCCTTCTTAATCCGAAAATGCGATGTACGATCCAACCTATACATTCCTCAGAAGCTTGTCAAGGATGTAGTTCAGAGACTCAAAGACTATGTCTTGCTTGGAGATTATGCCATGAACTTTTGGCAGGAGTTATTCCCCCAAAAATACCGTGACAAACAGAGTGTTGTATTTGTCTTGTCTGAAACCATTGAAGAAATATGGAAGCAGTTGAAAGGGCTTGACCTACGATATACCCTTTATGAAAATAAGCTAGTGAAGGTCTATGAAATCTACATTGATTCTTATCCTATGTTGTATGTCATTCTTTCCGATTCTTGTATGAATTACAATCTTGTTCAAAAGCATAAATTGGCTTCTTATGACACATGTCTCACAATGTATTATGGACTCTCGTTTGTAAACATCAAACACCTCTCCAAACAGAAACTTCTTTCGTTTTGCTATTTGCTCAGTCAAATTAAAGACACTTCTCATCCACTCATGAGACGATTTCAGTTACCGTGTTATGGGAAACAATCCACCTTAGAAGACATTCGGAAACAACGAGAAGAAGAATATAAAGTAAAAAAGCACAATCTATTTCCTTATAGACCTTCTCGAAAAAAATTGACGACAAGGAAAAGAATGAAAGCAATGTAGAAAGATGTCTTCTATTGACCAGTTGATTCGCGACCTTATTGTGGAAGATACCTTCAAGTCAAAATATACAGCACGCCAGCGCAGTATATTTTGTAAGAATATGTACACCAAAGTCGCCAAGTTCTTGGAAACTTCGTTCGATGAAGAAATCGAAAAAATCAAAGATTTGGAAGAGGAGCTTGCTACAGCCAACAACGATTTGGAGGTATACAAACAATCCTACGAAGAGTTGAACCAGAGTTACGACGATTTGAAAGAGAGTTTTGATGAATTGAACAAAAGCTACAAGTGCATCTTTATCGATATGTTGGCTGGATTGAGGATTGCAATCTACGGAATGTATCTAATGGCAATGTGGCAGTTTTACAGGGATAAACTCGATACATCGATAAAAGACATCACCAATACAAGCGTGGTCCCATACAATAAGGCATAAGCGACCTGACCTATTTTGGAAGACCCTCCTGTCGAGGTTCTTAAAGCATCACCAAAGATGACTACCAGAATGGTCATAAAATATTGTTTTACTTTTGAATCACTAAACAACAGAAAGAATAGCGTGGCCAGGATAATAATCTTGTGTTTTTCCTGAAGTGCAGAGGGTGACTCCGGAAGAGGACTAAATCGGACTCTTTTTTTGACTTCAGGCTCTAAATAAACGGATTCATCCATGGCAGGATTCTCCCGGATATTCTGCTCCGGTAATTCCATAGAGGAAGGTGGGTTGTTGTCAATGGGTAAATCATTGATATTGGTTGTATTTTCCATATAAAGTTAGTATGGATACAAAATCGGACTTTTTTACTCATTAGGGACTCATTGAGCATCTAGAATTCGTTTCTTTGCATCACAACTCTCTTCTCGTTCGGACGCCTTGTAACATTTATTTTCATAGCGTAACACCTTATCCTCCAAACAAGGGGCTCGATACACCAAACAATTCCTGGAATCACAGCACAATTTAAAGACAATCGATAATCCCACCCCTAAAAGAACGGAAACAACCAGGTCAAGAGTACGACTCATCCTATAGTACCTTGTTATTTTTTAATAAACCGTGGTCGTCACAGGGATATGATCAGAACCATAATAACTGACTCCCTCTGTGACGGTTCTAGGTACAAACTGACAAGTATCTTTAGATACGACAAATCCTTTGGTAAGAATGTTATCAATGTTCATATTTTTCTCTACAAAATAAGTGACACATTTATTATGAACCTTGAGATGGTCGAATCGATAGACTGGATGGTGTTTCTCGTATTCTTGATTAAAATCTCCACCTACAATGACTTGGGATTCTTTCTCAATTCTAGGTCTGATTTGATTCATTTGAGCGATTCGTTTGGTTACAGAAACATCGTCTAAATGAATGTTATAAATACACAACCGGTCCGCCTTTACAAAAACCCCAAAGTCAAGGGGGGACTCTGAAATGGTTTTACATAAAGTTTTTCTAACTAAAGTAATATTGCCGGAAGAAGAATCCGTTTGGTCCCACCGTATCGGGCGTAAAGAGGAAACATAATAAGTGTGTTGAAAATACTTATACAATATATCATAGTCTAGATCCATCACTTCTTGAAGCAACATGACATCTGCGTTTTCGAGAGTGAGCTTTTTGAGGATGAGGTGGATGCGTTTAGACCTGTCCATAATACTGAAGTCTTTTACCGTGGGATAATATTCCTTTTTTATCCACTCGGACGCTAGAATGTTCCAAGACAATATTTTCATATACTATAAAGCGTTATTTTTATCAACCTCATACGCATCTTGTGTGCAGGAAACCTCTTTTAAATGATATGAATAACAAGACCCCTCTTTTCGAATCTGATATTGGTCGATATTATCCGGCGTAGGATACACCACGATCACTGGGGTCTCGTCGGTCAAATAGATGTAAAACAACCCTAACGCGAGACTGACTATAAAATAGCGTAAATCCAATTTCATATATTAGATGGATATTTTTACAGGCTTTACTGCGTCATAAAGCTGAGTCAGTCGATATTCGAGTTCTTTATGTTCAATTTCATAAGCAATCACTTGACGGGTTGGATTGGCCATTTGAGAGGATAAATTCTCAATCTCTTTATAAGTGATCTTCTTGTCTTCGGGTTCTAAAAAGAAATAAGTGTCCAATAGGCCCTTGAGCTGTTCCTGTTTCTGCTTCTTGTTTCTCTCCTCAAGAAGTTCTCGTTCTCTCTTTTTGGCAACAAGTATGTCCCGCGTTTTCCTTAACATTGAAATCGATTTATCCGATTCGTCATATTCTTTTAACCCCATATGAAGGTCATAACAAAGGTCTAACTTGAGTTCCACAAACTTGTTTTCGGCTTCTCGAATACGCTGATTCAGGATTTGACTATACGAGGATTCGGTCATATAGACCTCTCGTTTGAAAGGAGGAGGTTTGAGTAGCAATTGGGTATATTCTTTTTTGAGACGAGGCAAGTCGTCTAATTTACCGGACTTCACCACTTTCTTGATATTTTTCAAACAAGTTGTGAGTTGTTTCTTTCGGTCTTTGTAATAAGCCTCCATATAGGTTATTTGGATAAAAAAGGTATCCCGGTGTACTCTTGTTCCTTGATGCGTTGGTAATAATGTAATTTCGACATCACATATTCACGCTTCTTTTTTTCTCTCAGCAATCGTGCCGGAATATCTTGTTTTCCTTTGTAATGTGTCCATAAGATGAGAGAAATCAAGGAGAACAAAAACACAAATCCGAATAGATTCAAGTAGAAACTATCTCTGATAAATTTGCTTGCATGACTATTCTTTAATTCATACTGTAGAATAGAATGAATGGTGGGTTCCACAAGGGAAGGATGCATATATTATAATGAGTAATATTCTAAAAAATATAATTGTATAATACAATGGATAGTTCAAATTTAGTCAATGTGAGTATTATTACCTATATTTCATTCACCTTTCTTTTCTTTGTCTTAAAATTCAGGTATTTCCCAGAAAATAATTATGTATGGATTCTGGTCTTTTTAATGATTAGCTGTTTCGCTCAGTTCATTCAGAATCTAAGCATCACGGCTACTCCAGATATGTGCGGAACTTCAGATATGAAAGTGGCTTTTTATGCAACCATCATTCCATGGACCGTGGTCTTTACCGTCTTCACGATGCTCATGATTTCAAGTCCCGGCTGGCTCCGGGTATTTTCAAATACTTTTGGTCTGTTTGCAGCAGATGCCTATGGCATCGAATCCAAAATTAATGATGTCATACGAAAACCCTCACCTGAGACCTCTACTGAATACGACTACAAAAAAATGTTGGAGAACATCTATTCTGACAAGATTTCTCTGGTGGTTGAATTGAACCTGGATGATGTGAAAGAAGACGCGGATGGTACATTTAATTTCCCGGCATTGAATGAGCTTGAAAAATTGGGTCTTATTGCGGCTATGCCAACGGATGATATTCAGAAAAAGAAAGCGATACAAGCACGAAAGGAATTGTATGATGCGCTTCTTCTGAAAGACAATGTGGGGTTTTTCTTCTGGTTTTTGTTGATTGGTATTTTCTGTATTTTAATCAGTACCAATACGATTTTATCGTCGAGTTGTTCCCCAAAAGTGGCCAAGAGTTATGGGTCGATTTTTAGCTAGTTAATTCACTAGTTTAATTGTTAAAGACGGTACTGTACCTCAGGTGAATAAAATACAAGACCACAAAATAAGAAAAAATAGCCAATAGAATGCTTACTAGCCACAAGGGTAGAATGGTAGTGTTTTTATAGCCTACTCCAAAAGGACGAAGTCCTGTTTTGGAGGGGTCGAAAATGATTCCGGGTCTGAACCATAATAGTATACCATAGCTTATAAAATAAACCATGAGTATCATAAACAAACGGTTTGCATCAAACATTTTAATATAGAACAATACATTTTTTTTTCATAGTTAGTAATATTCATCTCCGTCAAACCCTTCTAGATTTTCCCCGTCGTCTACTCCATAAGTACCATAGATTTCATCCGGCACATCCATACCTTCGATAATGTTGGTGGCTTCTTTCAACACCTCCCCATACCGAGTTTTATCGTATTTAAACAGACTCTTTTCTAGACCCACTCCCCATTCTCCTAATTTCAGGTCTTTCATTGCGGTCTGAGCTCGTCTCGCATCTTTGGTCAGTTTTTTCAATCTTTCGGTTTTGAGTTCGGTCTCGGATTTTCTGGCAATGTCCGAGAGAAAGTCGATTTGTTTCTTGTCAAAATTAAGAGCTTGTTTGTCTTCTTCTAAAAAGATACCGACAATAATTTTGACATAGTCCATCATACCTTCTTGGACCATATCGTGGAAGAGCGAGACATAAATATAAGAATAGAGCGTATATTGGATAGAGCTAGGTAAGGAAAGACTGATCCATCGAACATAGTCTCGAAGGTTTAACTTCTTAAATTTGAAGGCCCAAGTGTCGTCTTCGTAAAAAGTGGTGAGATTGTGATAATATTGGTGGGTAAACTCCAGAATATTTTCTACGTGTTGTTCATCCAAATTCCAGTGTTTGGGTAGTTTGGTGGACAAGTATTTTTTATTCATGATTTTTTCAGGAAATACATGGACGAGATTTTCAATCTTGTTCTTAAGGATTTGGCTCATCGAATTTTTATGTTCTAGACCATTCGGTAAGAAGTCATTCTGTTTTTGGTCACGGAATAGCGTGTAAAACTGAATACACTGTTGGAATTTTTTCTTTTCGTTTCGGTCCCTTACTTTAGAAAGGATGGCCTTCATTTTCTCTTCTATCTCGAGTGTACAATAATCATACAAGTCGTCTTCTTTGTCTAAGAGTTCGTCTATCTTGGTCTTTCCCTTCGTCACTTCTTCTAAGACTCTCCCCTTTCTCTTCTCAAACATCGTGGCATTGTCTCGAAGGATGGAGACAAAGGTGGGCTCCGCTACAGGATTCTCTTTCAAGAGTTCCATTTTCTTTTCGAAAGGATCGTTCTTCTTGTAGTCGGCAGGTTTGACCAATTTGTATTTTTTCAACTTTTCAGGTATGGTTGAAGTATCCAATAAGAAAATCTTGATAATGGCCCTGTAAATCGTGCGTTCGTCGTAGGCATCAGGAATCTTGGCTATCGGGGTTTTCGTATTCATAGAACTATACATGTGATTTGCAAAAGTCCACGATTGCTGTTTTCTGTATTTTTTGACAGATTCATACAAGTCAGCCAGGGTCTCGTTGATTCTTGCGTTTTTTATCATGTAGTCATAGACATCGTTGTTTCCTTGGCAACAGGTGTTGATAAGATAAGGTTCTTGAGCCTGATTCACTAAAATACCCAGTTGGGTGGAAACATGGTCGTTTATTTTTTGATGTAACACAAAGGATAGTCCCATAATACGATCTTTCACGGAAGACGACAATTCGGGTACAATTCGAATCGGCTGAAGTCTTGGATAAAATAAATCCCAAGTAGGAAGAGATTCTTTGGTCTCTTGAATCTCTCTCTTCTTTGACAATTGTTCACGGACCTCTTGAATCGTAAGGACATACTTTTCGGTGAATTCTTCTGCTGTTTTTATCAAATAATCCAACTTCATTTGAGCCATGCTGTTCCACGGTTCGTGATTTTTAGGTATTTTGAATACCACGCAGCATACAAATTCGAGACCCTTTTTACTAGAATTATTCAGAGGATATCCTTTGAGTGACTTGGGACAATCGGGAAAGGGTTTCGTCAATCGTACTTTACCTTCTAGGGTCTGCCCATAGATGAGACAATGGGCAAGAATCGAAAAGATATAGATTTGATTCTGTTCGCGCGATTTCTTTTTATCTCCTCCCGCCAACAAGAACGATTTCTCTACCTGTGTAAAAAGGGTTTGGATGGTTTCTTCGTCCGGTAAAAATCCCATCAGTGTTAAAAAAGCCTTTAACGCACTTCGAATTGGATTTTGTGTATCGATTTCGAGTTCTTGTTTCTCTTGTTCTACGACGGAATGAAAGAGGTCTTTGAACCCTTGGTCATTGTAGTCTTCTTCTTCGTCGAACTGGATTTGTTTGATAGGGAATCCACTGTACTTGTCCACATAAAAGTCATTGTTGTCGCTGAGCTCTCCTTGACGGTCACAGATTCGCTGTAAGATTTCAGGGTACTGGTCAGTCTTTAAAAAGGCATCTGCAAGTTCCATAAAAAACTTAGGCAACAACTTGGTGTTGGTTTCAATACAGTAATACCAATTTACCTCTTCTCCCGTTTTTGTATAATTTTCTACGAAAAGCTGAATCGCCTTGTATTTGTTTTCCAAGGTAGCCTCTTGTAAAATACGGTTACGCAAAGATAGATAAGGAGAAGGAGTCTGTTCAAAGACTTCTTTTTGGATTTCAAGCTCGTAATAATGGTATTTTTCTGTATGGTATTTCATGGTCTCTTTTAGCCAGGCGCGTTTGGACCTTTCCAGCTTGGTCTTGTGACTGTCATCTTCCAGTTTCAGTTTTTGAATCGCTTGCATTCGTAGTTTCTCTGATTCAAACTCATGAATCATCTCGTGCACTTTCTTCTTGAAGGATTCCTCGTTGTAGTGAAAGTCTTTGATTTTGAACAGCTTCTTTGCACTAAAATCTTCGGAAAGGTCTGCCCATTTTTCTCCCGTCCATCGGTATTTTTTCTTGGTTTCTCTCACAATCGCAACCTGACCTTTCATAATCTTGTATTGAATCAGAAACTCATGAATGTACGGCTCGATCCCCTTTTCAAACTGATTCGTAATTTCAGTCTCACCTAGCTCTTTGATCCGGTTTAGTTTCATTTTCACTTCATCTAGGGTAAGGGCCGAATTCTTTTCTTTCAACAATTTGGCATACAATTCTTCATCTGCTGTAATGAAGGAAGAGCCTCGAGGAATATCTTGTAACACCCATTTGTATTGGTCGTTCTCTTTCTGTTGTTCAGTATCATAAATCTTGTGAACTCTCTCTTCCGTATCCTTTCCAAAGGCTGCTTTGATTTCTTGCGCCAATTGATTCATCTCTTGGTCTGAGACAAGCTGTTGCAAGAGCATATGCTTCTTCAGATACTGTATGATGTAGTAATGAAAATAATCAAACATGCCTTCCTTCCACAACTCGCTTGTCGTGTAAACCACAGAAGAGGGTTCCATATTCATAAATCTCTGTCCCAGACTGTAATCTTTTTGTAAGATTTTATGAAATTCAGTGGTTTCTGGATTCGCCGTCTCAGGCTTTCTTCTTAGAAACTGTTTCTTTTCTTTCTCTCGTTCTGTTGTAAAGTGGGATACATTCTTTCTGAGTCGTCCTGTAAGTTCGGTATAGACAGGCTCGTTCATTTCATAAATACTTAACGGTTCCAACTCTCGCAAGGCCTGATGAAAGTTGATAAAGTCAGGATACAGAAAGCAATCCGTGAACTCTTTGAACGAAGGCACCGCTCGTTCTGCATAAGTCTGGAACACATCACATTCGTTTTTATACCAGGTCAACTTCTGAGGGACCACGCACCCTGCCTTGTAGGTCTCATTTACATGGAGGATGGTCATGTCATCTTCCTGTTTACGAAAAAACATATCAAAATAGGGAACCTTGTTGATTCTGTCTAAGATAGATCCTTCCTTTCGCAAACGATAGGGCTGTAGAATAAACGACTCGGTCACAAAGGATTCTGGAACTCTGTATTTCGCCAAGGCATTCATCAAATAGACCTCACGGTCTTTGCTAGGATAAAATTCTCGCTCTGTATGATTCTGTTGCAAGATATAGGGCTGAACTAGTTTGGCTTCCATGTAGGTGAAATCTTCATAAGGCATCTGTTGGGTTCGTTCGCTCACATAAGGTTCATAGTTCTCACTCGGGTCTCGATACATCGTATAATAATCCGGAAAGAAACCCGTGTTTTCTATGTCTCGATGTTTGACCTTGACATGCTTTGTCACGGGAATGTAAAAAGGATTGGTATTCTTCACAAAAGACTCTAAATACAAGTTTTCCGGTAATCGTTTCAGAAGAATGTTTTTCTCAAATTGAGTATATTTCTCAAAGAGCTCTTGAAAACGCTGGACTTGGTGGAATACCTTCTTTAGGGCGGACTGAGACTGCTTCACCAGTTGTCCCATCAAAGATTCGGTCAATTCGTTCTTCTTTTGTTCCATGGTGTAAAAGAGCTGTCCATATTCTTCAGCTTCTTCTTCTGACTCGGATTCTATTTTTTCCTCTTCTACTTCCATATCAGTTTCTACTTCCTTTTCTCTTTCCTTCTTCACTTGTGGAGGTACAGAAGAAACAATCGAAAGAACATCTTTCGGTAATCCATATCTTACAGGTATATAGTACATCGAGTCTTGAGATTCAATCTCTAAAATGTGACCGGTGTGAATAAGTTTTCCATAAATCACATCCTCTTTGAACATCACTTTCACCCAATTGCCTACAAAAAGGTTATGAATCGATGCGTAATCAGGTTTAGGCGGAATATAGACCACGAAAACTTCTAAAATATCAGAATCCTCTAAGCGTAGAAACAACTTGTCTCCTTCTTTGGTCCTCAGATTCATCCCTTCTTCGCTCACTCTTTCGACAAAAAAAGTTTCATCTTCTTTGGATTGAAACCGAATCTGAATAATAGTACCATATTCTATAGTCATTTACATAGTAGGAGTATTTTAATTCATAAAATAACCTGAAATAGATTTATAAGTCTGGATAATTTTCTTGGAGACTTGTGAAAGCTGAAGGGTAATCGTTTCAAGTTCGACAGGATTTTTGTATTGAAAGGACACAAAACAGTGAGAATCGTGAGGGTGATCCTTTTTGAAAGAGATGTAGTAGATTTCTTTTCCATACATCAAATTGAGATGGTTCTCAATAAGCTTTCCGATCGTATAGTCATCCTCTTCAATACGCAAGATGTATCCAGGATCTGATTGATATAGTCCGAAGGGTTCGACGACTCCATATTGGCTTGTCACAAAGGATGCTTTTTCCAGGAATCGAGAGAAGTCCGTCATTCGTTCAATGAGGAAGGAGCAAGCCTTTTGGAGAATTTCTTGATTGGTAAACACGCCCAAGCTAGTCAAATGAAAGACAAACTGGTTGTTGACAAAGAGTCGCTGAGCATCGAGTAACTCGAAGTCGCGTTTCTCCTCCTTGGGTTTTTCTGCGATGGCTTTTTTGATTTTGGTCTCGTCCGGCTTGTTGAAATAAGCACACTTGGACACGACATTCCAACACGAATCCTGTTTTGCATTTCCTATCGAGAATTGAAGGGTCAGTGTCAAATGTTCAGACTCGTCTGTCTCAGAAACTTTAGGCATCAACACTGCCAACAGGATATAGTCTGCAGTAATCTTGTCAGGGGGAAACAGTTTCCGCGTTTCGGCTTCTCCAATACCCTTTCCGGTTTCTTTGTGAACGATTCTAAAATCCTTTGTGGTGACATCCTTTCGGATGTTCGTATCGTTGAACACATCCAGTTTGACACAATAATTCTTCACGAAATTTTCGTATTTTGACACATCGCTCTCGAAAATGGGTACATTCTGAATGCGATGCTTTAGAAACTCATTGTTGAATTTGGTATTGTTCTTCTCGAACGCAAGTTGATTCTCTGCATGAGGAAATCCACGAAAGACCAGTTGGTCAATGTTGGTCAGTATCACGCGTCTTAGGGAATTCACCACACTCACATCGACATTCGAGAGTTCAAACTTGAGCGCTTCCTCTGACTCAGATAGGTTCGATACAATAGGTTCCATCTTTCTATATAGTATAAAGAACATTTAAATCCTATCAATTTTATGTGTTTATTTTATGTGTTTATTTTTAAGGTAAATAAAATCAGAGGACTATAATGAGTTCTCCCCCTAAACACGAACTTTATTTTAGTAATTATTGTAAGCATTCTTCTGCCATTCTACAGGAACTCAATAAGGCAGGTATGCAAGAGAAGTTCGTGTTTATCTGTATTGATAAACGATTTGTCAAGGACAACATCACCTACATCATGTTGCCCAATGGACAAAAGTTTCCATTGCCGCCTATGATCAATCGTGTTCCTGTGTTGTTGCTCAAACCAAAGTTTGAAATCCTTTCAGGGAATCAAATCTTGGAATTCATACGACCTCAGGCAAAAACAATTCAGCAAGAGAAGACCATGTTGTATGAAGAACCGAACCCTTTTGATTTGACTCGAGACACTTTGAGATCGTCTGGTGTAGCCAGTGATAATTACAGCTTCTTGGATATGGGTCCTCAAGAGTTGGCACCTCAAGGGAATGGAGGATTGAGACAAATGTATTCGTATGCCTCGATTGAAAATGAATCCACTATCTCTACTCCGTTGTTGGAAGGAGATAAAAAATCCAAAATGAACTACTCGATTGAAGATATTGAAAAATTAAGGAATCAGGAATTCCCTGAACCCAAGAAAGCCAAATAGGCTGCGTGTTTCATTCCATAAAAACAATCCCTGATTATAGTATGTCGGTTCAGATTGTTTTTATTTGTCACGACGAGGCTTCCGTGCAAACGGTGTTGCCTTATGGAAAACCTATTTTATTTGTAGGAAACAAGGAGATAGAACCGAGAGAGCACCTGATTGTGGTTCGCGACTTACCTGAAAACATTGAACACATTCCAAAACTACTCACCTTTACGGCTTGGTATGCTATAGTCAAAAACCATTTGTTTCAAGAATACGATTTTTTGTGTCTGCTAGAGTGGGATGCCGTGCTCGATGAAACATTCGACTCCAATCTAAATGCAGCGTGTTCCCTTGAAGTTGACGCGATTTCTTTTATGGAATCTGGGCTCTGTGACCTATTGGCCGATCTCAATCTAGATGTCTTTTTTAAGTTTTTGAACGAGAAGGGATGTACCCAAATGGATGTGTTTTCTATCCGAACCTGGGGGATCAGTAGCAATCAGTGTCTTCGTCGAACCTTACTGGAAGAATTTGTGGAATGGTATTATCCGTGCGACACCATCTTGAACGAAGACCCAAAGCGTGTCTCTTGGTATCATGAAAGAGTCTATATGGTATATTTAAACCATCGCGGCATACCCTATCGTTTATGTGATGGGATGAGTCATCTTTTTAAGAACAGTCATAAACAATTAAATAGCTAAACCGTAAACCATTTTTACAAACTATTTTAAAAACTATTCTATGAATTTAAATAAACCTAGATAGTATTCTTATGTATTATTTTGTCGTATACCACGACCAAACCCATACAGCCGATTTACAACGATTGATCGACAGTGTACAACGGTTCGGGAAAGAGCTTGAAATCATCGTCTTTCCAAAATCTGAAATTGATCCTGAGTTTGTAGAAAAGAACAAAGACATCCTCTCTTTACCTAGAGGAGGAGGCTATTGGCTTTGGAAGCCCTATTTGATACATACGATTTTAGATGTTTTAGAAGAAGGCGACATTCTTTTTTATTTAGACGCAAAATACTGCTTTACGGAAGAGTTTGTCCCTTGGGTAAACCAGTTATTATCAATGCAAGACTTGGTCGTGTTTCAAAATAAACCGAATGAAATTGTCTATTACATGAAAGAATGGTGTAAAATGGATGTGTTAGAGAAATACAACATGACTCAAAAGGCCTTCGAGGAGAATGCCATCGACGCATGGGCTGGTTGTCTGTTACTTCGTAAAACCGGTTTTACCTATAATTTTTTAAAGGAATGGCTAGAGATGTGCACCTATGAAAATATCACGGACTCGCCAAGTGTTTCGATAAACCCCTATTTCAGAGACCATCGTCATGACCAATCCTTACTCAGTGTTCTACTCCATAAATACAAGATTCCTCTACCCTATTTTGAAAAGAGGTATCTTCAAAATATTCGAATTCCATATGAAAACAACTGCTGATATTTTGTATATGGAGAATGAGTGTATTCTAGTCAGTTCAAAAGGCATTCGAAAGTCTTGTCTAGAATACAAGGATATAGCGTCTCTAAAACCATACGGACTCTTGTATGTTGCCAGTGATTATGTGTATGGATTTTCACTTCGTATTCACGAGATTCGTGTGCCCTTTGTTCTGGTGACAGGAGACAGCGATTACACCTTGCCGTTTGATTTGTTTCCCAATGAAACTTCATTGACGAGCTTCTTAGGCAATCCAAACCTCACGAAATGGTATGTTCAGAATTGTACTTACGAACATGAAAAGATTGTTCAACTGCCGATTGGGTTAGACTATCATACATTTCGTCAAACAATCCCATTGGAACAAGAGAAGAGCCTGTTGGACATTGAAAAACAAGAAACTCAACTAAAAATATATTCAAATTGTCACTTTGCGATGAATACTCGATACGGAAATGACCGTAGAGAAGCGATATTTTCTATTCCGAGAGAGATCCTTGTATTGGAGCCGTCGTATGTACCTCGTATCGAATCTTGGAAACATCAATCCCAGTATCGCTTCTGTTTGTCTCCACACGGAAACGGATTAGATTGTCATCGTACTTGGGAAGCATTGTGTTTAGGCACAATTCCTATTGTGAAAACCTCTAAACTAGATGACATGTATGAGGATTTGCCTGTCTTAATTGTAAAGGAATGGACCGATGTGAACGAAACCTTGTTGAGAGAGACGGTAGACTCTTTTCAGACGAGGACCTTTCATCTCGAGAAGCTTACCCTACAATACTGGATCAATCGTATGAAGAAGAAACCCCTATGTATCGTTTGCCACAGCGGACTAGGCGACCACCTTTTTATGATAGGAGGTGTACGATTTTTAACCACTTTTTACGATACGATTTATCTATGCGTGAATGAAAAATACAAGAAACAAATCAGAACCTTTTATCGTGATCCTCGTATTGTATTGATTCCGATGACCTTCTCAACCCTGCAAGAAGAGAAAAAACAAATAGGAGGAATACTGAGTGAAATGACAGGAGATGTTCTGATATGCGGGCTATGGAAATCCTTCTTCGATAGTCGAATCACGAACCCTGGTTTCTTAGCCTATACGCCTCCCTACTCCGACTATACCATGGATGTGTGTTCGGTTCCAACCCGTAAATACAAGTTTATTGAAGATTTCTACAGGGATATGAATCTTACACTCACACATTTTTATGAAGGGTTTCATATTGATACGACCGTCGAGTCTATACAACTCTATGACCGAGTCAAATCCTATACGGTCGTGTTTATACAAAAAAACAGCTCAGATGGATACATTCTACCATTGCAACCTGTCCTTGAGAAATACCTATGGAAAGAAGATACTCTTTTGGTATGTAATGATAGTAACTTATACGAAGGCGTAGAGGGACTAGAATACAAGAAGGAACTTGTAGATCCGTTTGTTCGAAATGATATTCTTTCTTACAAAGAACTTATTCAACATTGCGACGAGATTTATATGATAGATTCTTGTTTTTTAGGCATGATCATACCCTATTACAAGAGGAATCAACTGAATGCAAAAGTCATTGAGATAACCATACGATAATTATAAACACTATCTATTGTATGTCTGTCACAATTCCTGTCTCTATCGGAGAGCTGTGGGATAAATTTACCATTTTAAACATTAAACTCGAACACATACAAGATGAATCCAAACGAAAAAAGGTCGAACAAGAAAAAGAGATGCTTGTGTCAAGTATGGGGGCTTATTGCGAACATCCTCTATGGATAAGATTGAAAGAAATCAATCAAACCTTATGGACCATAGAAGATCTCCTTCGACGAAAAGAAAGAGACCAACAGTTCGACGAGGAGTTTATTCAACTGGCAAGGTCGGTGTATTTGGTCAATGACCAGAGAGCAGAGATTAAATCCCGTATCAATCGTGAGTTTGAGTCGATATTAGTCGAAGTGAAAGAATATGTATCGTATAAATAAGGCAATTAATTTCATTCCACAATATAATGTGGGATGAAAACGACAAAGTGGGATATCTTCACCACCAGAGAGACAACAAAGGCCAAATCGTAGAACAGTCCGAGTTCTCTAACGATATCGAATCGTATGCCAAGAATCCATCTTACAAAACTTTTCTAGAAATCGGTACTTGGAATGGATTGGGCTCTACAAAGTCATTTGTTCGAGGATTCGGTGAGCGTGATGACTATCTCTTTTATAGTTTGGAATGTAATCGAGACAAGCACCGAGATGCAAAAGAATTGTATCGTTCAAACACGAATGTTCATCTCCTCAATGAAGTCATTTGGAAAGAAATCCCACAGGATTTTTATAAGATCTTCCCTTGTTGTTTAGAAAATAGACAATTCAAATACTGGAATGAAATAGACGTTGCCAACATGAAGGCGTGTCCGCTCTTTTTGGATAGACCTGATCTACCCAAAGTATTTGATGTCGTTCTTTTAGACGGTGGAGAATTTACCACCTATTACGATTTTCAATGTTTAAAGAACAGATGCAAGATTTTAATGTTAGATGATATTTATACAAACAAATGTCAAAAAATAGTCCAAGAAATCAGAGATTCGCCTGAATGGACTATTCTAAAAATAGACAACGCAAGAAACGGACACATGATTTGTGAGAGAATCCTAGAACCCGTATCGTAGATCCAATGGAGTCAATGGAGTTAAATGAGTCAATGGAGTTAAATGAGTTAAATAAAGATATAAAAAAACCTTATTCTTTCTATACAATGGTTCCTGAAAAGTTTACACAAGTTTGGAAAGATTTCAAGGCAGATTTACTGTTGACCTTTCCAGAGCTTACCGATAAACTCGAGATTGAAGAGGAAGGGATTTATACCCATTGCGTTGCACTCTACCCGAAGTTATTCTTCGAGCTTTTGTACGAGAATGTTTCCATGTTTGAGGAACCTCGCACCTTATTGCCGGACATTGACTTCTCGGTTCTCATGAAAGACGAGAAGGTTTCGGACAAGACCAAGAAAACGATCTGGAAATATTTACAGTTGCTCCTTTTCTCGGTGATGGAAAATGTAGAATCCAAAGAGACGATTGGAGACACTTCCAAATTGTTTGAAGCCATTCACCAGGATGACTTGCATAAGAAAATTTCGGAAACCATGGAAGAAATGAAGGGCCTCTTTGATTTTAGCGATACTTCAGGGATTCCTCAGCAATTTGATGCAGAGAATATCAAATCCCACCTGGATGGACTCATGGGAGGAAAGATTGGTGCATTGGCAAAAGAGATTGCCGGAGAAGCCACGAGTGAACTGGAAGGCATTGAAGACAAGGATGAGTTCATGAAAAAGCTGATGAAAAATCCAGCAAAGATTTTGGATTTAGTGAAGAACATTGGTTCTAAACTAGAGGATAAAATCAAGAAAGGTGACCTCAAAGAGAGTGAATTGTTAGAGGAGGCCAGTCAGATTATGGAAAAGATGCAAGATATTCCTGGCATGAAAGAGATGATGGGGAAGATGGGTATGGGAGGAAAGGTAGACTTCAAAGCCATGTCGAACAAGATTCAAGAGAATCTTCGAAAGAGCAAGATGAAAGATCGATTGAACAAGAAAAGGGAAGATCGCACAGCAGAGAAGATTCACAAAGAGGAAAAAATAAACATTACCCAAAAAACAGAAAATACCTTCATCGTCAAGGTAGACGACTCAGTCCCGGAGAAGAGCACGCCTAAAAAGAAAAAGAAGGGTAAAAAGTAAAATATAAAAGGTAGAATATATATATGGATTTTTGGATAGACAACCCGAAAGTATTATTTCAATCCAAATACATTCAAGAGATTTGGATCGCCAATGACATGAATATGAATCAAAAACTGAATGCTCTTACCCGACTGATCATCTTATTGTCTCTTTTAGGATTTATTTGTTTTAATCAATCCATCTTTATGGTATTGGGTCTTCTTTTGATTGTGGGTATTGTGATTTTCTATAAACAAAAAGACCTTGTAGAAGGGATGACAAATCGTCCTGGATTATTTCCCACCAATCCAGTGAACAATGTTCTCATGACGGACTACAAAGAAAATCCAAACTTGAAACCAAGTCATCCTCCTTACTCTTTACAGGTTGAGGACGCCATCAATACTTCTGCCCTCTCCTCTATCTTTATACAAAACAAGGACAACAAAGACATACAAAAAGGGTTTGGGACCTCTAGGGACCAGTTTGAGTTTGAACAATCGATGCGTCCCTTTTTTACAAATCCAGTCAATAGCGTAGACCAGGTAGAATATGGAGACTTTTTGAAGTTCTGTTATGGTACACTTCCTTCGGATAAACCCTTGAAAATTTCATAAGTATTTTAAGTCAAATCTGAATGGACCGACATTATCTATTGTATATATAATGCCGCGTTGCTTTTCTAAATGTAGAGGGGTTAAAGAAGAGGATTGTAAACATCCTTGTTCTTTTATCGCTAAGAAATATTGCCGATTGTCGAGCCAATACAAGATGGACCCACCAGATTGTGACATTGTAAAGAAAGAGAGTTCGTCTCAAAGACCGAAACCTATACCAAAACCGATCAAACGGGTCACTACTTTGACCAAGCCTATATCTCTTCAAAGAATTCATACGATAGTCCCGACCGTTGTCCAAACGGTTATAAAGCCATCTCCTAAGGTCCCAACGGTTCCCCTCAAAAGTAGAATCAAAACCATAAAGGTTGCAAAGGTTCCAAAGGTAATAAAAACGAAAGTTTCAAAAGTGTCAAAAACTTCAAAGAGTATAGCAAAGACGCTTGCGTTTCAACCTATAAAGATGCCTCCCGTGTATCAATCCAGGAAGAATCGAGAGAATCGTATATCGACCTTGAAAAAGTTTCAACCGAAAGATTTTGCCGCGAAAACGATTCAAACTTTTATGAAGAAAACAGAAGGTAAACGAAAGTCGCTGTTTTTACAGGCGATTTGTGCAGACTCTGGCGTGTGTATCGCCTTTGGAAAAGAAAAAGACAAACTGATGGACTTCTTTCAATTCGATCGTTTTACTTATGCAATGTTTCCAACCAAGACCATAGGAGAACCCTCTGGAAATGGGTTTGTCAAGCAAATACGATACGAAAGAGAAAACTATCAAGCCTATGCTGTACTGAAATCCGCGAAAAATGTTATGTCGGATAATATGGCTTACGAATACCTTGTGGGCAAATACTTAAACGAGAAATCGAAACAGTTCCCTGTCTTTCTAGATACCTATGGTCTTTTTACCTATCAAGATTCTTTGGAAAGAATAAAACATCTCACAAAGAATCAATTCACTTCTCAATTGACCCCATTAGACCCCTATGACATACGAAAGGTATGTGAAAAAACAAGCACGGAATGTATTTTAATACAATATTTGAAAGATGTCAAAACTTTACATCAAATGAAAACTTCCTTGCCCTTTTTTATATTTGAATCCCCTTATGTTCTCTATCATATTTACTTTGCACTGTACCACCTACGGAAAGATTTTACCCACTATGATTTACATACAGGCAATATACTTATCTCTGAACCCGTAAAAGGTAAATATATAGAGTATCATTATCATTTACCGAATGAAACGATAGTGTTTCATTCGAAATACATGGTCAAAATCATAGACTATGGAAGGTGTTTCTTCCCTGGAGCTCCCGCATATTATGAAAAACTGATGACTGTGACGGAGTGTAAAAAGGGGAATGCGTTAATAGATCCCTTTACCTATCTTCGAAAGGATAGGTCTGCGGATGATATCAAGTTTTTCGTCAATCCCTATTACAAGAATGAAAGTCACGATTTAAAAGTATTCCGAGGCTATGGGACTTGTATAGATTTATTTCCTACAGAAATGGCAAGATTTAAGACGACTCGAATGGGACCTTATATAGGACTCTTTAAGAAGATCGTGTTTGAAAATGTAAAATATCCTCATTTGACGCAGTATGGAACCAAAGAAGACCTTACACACGACGATAAAATACGAAATGTCACCGACGCAGAAGAACAACTTCGCAAGTGGATATTAGACGCAGAGACGATCAAAGTCAATCAAAGACAGTTTAGACCATCCAAGAAATTAGGCGAATTCCATATCTATTCGGATGGAAGAGATATGGTCTATAAACCTGTATAAAAAATATCTTGACAAGTATAATGGAAACGATAGGATTTTATTACAACAATGAGCGTATCGGAAACGACGATGTCTCCCAATCCCAGAAGAATATCATGAACCAACACCAGGCCAACTATAGCCTGTTTAATCCGTTCAATAACGATTGTTCCAAAAGTTTAGAATTGTCTACCAAACAGCCTAATATTTTCATCACAGGAACTTATGGGGTGGGTCCTTTAGGATGCAACATACATGAATCGAGCCAACTTCAGCAGAGTAAAAATACCACCAATAATGTGAAGATTTCCCTTCACCAGCGTTCTTATCTGTCCGTTCCCTATTTAGGGCGAGGAAATGTGGATGTCGGTCGCGAGAACGACCTTAAATTTGGAGATACTTTTAAAGACAAGAAGAGCGTGATTCAAATGAGCGAGGCGCCTTTCTTGAACTTGGAGAATTATCCGATCTATGATACGGATGTGATGATGAAAAAGAGCTCGGTCGAGTCCGGATGGTATTCGGGTATTAACACGCGCGATTTGTACAAAGAGAACGAATACAAGAAAAACAAAGTATAGATCATATATAATGAAGCGATGCGTTTCAAAATGTAGCGGCATAAAAGAAGAAGCTTGTAAGGAACCTTGTTCTTTTGTAAACAAAAAATATTGTAGGTTGTCGACACAGTATAAAATGGGACCTTATCCAGGTTGCGAAGTCACCAAGAAAGAATCGATGTCCAAGTTGACTGTAGCCAAACCAAAAGTGACGGTTCCGAAGGTCCCAGTTCCGAAGGTCTCAGTTCCGAAGGTCTCAGTTCCGAAGGTCACGGTTCCGAAGAGACCAAGAACTCTTAAGGCTACGGCAAAACCTACAGTGAAACCGATCCCAACCCCTGTAGAAACCGTGAAAATCATTCCACACACACAACTTCCAAAGACCCGGCCAAGAACCCTGAAAGCAACGGTTTCCAAGTCAACTTTACCTAAGACGACTTTACCTAAGTCTAGAGCGAAGACGACCAAGATAGTCTCTATTCCTAATCGGGTGAGTCGTCCGTGGTCCTTGAAAAAGACTCATCCAGAAGAATTTGCAGCGAAAACGATTCAAACCTTTATGAAAAAAACGGAGGAAAGAAGAAAAGCACTCTTTTACGGGACGGTATGTACGGATTCGGGTGTGTGTATTGCTTTAGGCGAAGAAAAGAAACAACTTTTTGATTTTTTCAAATTTAACACCTTTGAACATGTGAAAGATCCCTACAAAACCATAGGCAACCCTTCTGCCAATGGGTTTATCAAAGAATTGAAATATGAACGAGAAGGATATATCGCGTATGCTGTACTCAAATCTTCATTGAAAGCATTCTCCGACAATTTGGCCTATGAATATATGGTGGGTAAATACTTAAACGATGTATCCAAACGGCTTCCTACCTTTATCGAGACCTATGGACTGTACCATTACCAAAACACAGGCAATCGAGACACGATGAAAAAAAATGACAAGATGAATCGAAGACTTTTACCCCTTGACCCGAACGACATCAAGAATGTTTGTGTAAAAGCAGCAAACCTGTGTGTACTCTCTCAACATTTGAAAAATGCAAAAAACTTTTATGATCATTATCAGACGGATGAGTATATCGTAAACGAATCAGCCTATACTCTTTATCAGATCTATTTTGCACTACATCAGATAAGAAAGGAATTTACTCATTATGATTTACATCTGGGTAATGTATTGTTGTATGAACCCGTAGAAGGGAAGTATATACAGTATCACTTTCATTCGAAAAACAAAACCGTGAGTTATAAATCGAGATATCTTGTGAAAATCATCGATTATGGACGAAGCTTTTTCACCGGCTCTCCTGCATATTATCAGAAAGTGTGCGACGAAGCAAAATGTCAACCGTTGAATGGCCTTAAAAAAGGATTTGTAAATTTTCATCCTCCTGGACCTGCTGGCGTTGGACGAGCCGCGGACCGTGTATACGGGCACGCAAATGCTCTTTTCAAGAACGAAAGTCACGATTTAATATTCTTGTACAACTGTAACTATATGTTAACCAAAGATTTTCCAGAGAAGCAAAAGCTCTTAGACGCCGATTACATGAAGATTTTGCAAGACACGGTTTATATGAAAGAACTATCCCATTTTTCGAGGGGGGGAACCATTGAAAACCTCACTCACTCGGACAAGATTCACAATGTCACGGATGCTTGTGAACGATGGGAATCTTATATCGAAGACCCTATAAGAATCGAGAAGAATGAGAAAGCCTATGAAGGATACAGCTCTTTGGGTGACCTTCATATCTACACGGATGGACGAGAATTGCGATTTATCCAAACCGATGATTTCATAGCTGAATAGATGGAATATCTATAAGATATATATGGAATATGTATCGCGAATCAAGCAATTGGAAGACTTGTATGATAATCCAATAAAATTTGAAGAAGGCATAAAACAAGTCAAACAACAAATTCATAGTGGGAGATACAACAGAGGTGAGTGGTTGAATGTATTGCGGAAACTTACCTATGGACTAAAGGACTCTTATAAAGTATGTGAAACCAATATCAGGTTCATCACAGAACATAATTTAGAATTTTTAAACTATGCTCACGACCACGAGTCCATGATTCATTTATTGACATACGGGTCCGTTGAATTGGTGGATAAGGTTGTCTCTAGCTTTCCTGTTGAAAAACTGATCGGATTTCGAAACGAACATGAACCTAGACTGTCATTGTTTCAAGATTTGAATATGCATTGTCCGGTGATGATTGCCTTAGACTTGTTGCGAAAAAGTAAAGGGAAAGACTCGATCGAATACAAACACAAACTAGAAACTATGCTGAAGAAGTTGCCTCTCGGATTTAATTTTACTTTAAAATACATATCCAATCATAGGTTGTTCTATACGACCCCTTTGGCTATGATGATTCTTCAAAATGACCCTTTAATGTCGGAATACATCAAGCTTCATGGAGGCACGCTAGACACTGTGATAAACGAACCCTTGTGTACATCTTGTGGAAAATCCTATTATAACTTTGTTCAGGATGAACCGATTAAAATGTCCTTTTTGGATTATGTCCAACAAACCAACCCGAAGGAATATGCATTACTGGTCAAGCAAACCCGAACTTTGAAGAATCGCAAAAGCCTACAGCGAAAGAATGAGTCACGGGGTCTTACCTTTCAACCTTCCATTCGATTGAATGTCAAAGGAACCAGTCTGAACCAACCGACCAATATGAACAAACTAAAGGAACGCATCCGAATGAATAAAGAAAAAAGAAATCTATTGATGGACTCTACAGTAAAGGTGAAACAAGTACCCTCTACGGTAGCTAAGAAAACAAGGTCAAAAGGTCGACCGCATGGATATAAGACACGCAAAACACAGGTTCGTGTCTAAATCAAGTCATACCCAAATGCATCAAAATCTTTTTTGTATAACTCATTGACTAGGGCAACGGTGTTCGGATTTTTATAAAAGTCCATGAAGTTGTCCTCGTATTTTGATTTATTCTTTTTAGGGACCGACTCCCTTTTCCCTTGAAATCCCATCGTGTAGAGAAGCTTGTCAATGTCTTGTTCAAAGGTTTCCAGATAACAAATAAGAACGGACTCGTGAAAGTCAGGAGGCAGCCAATCTACCATAGGATTGTATTGATTTCCATACACGGTTAATTGATGAAGAGGACTTCCCTCAGGAAAGGTCTTGATATTATAGAGTCCTACTGGAGGGACTCTTCCCTTGCGAAACTCCTGAGACAAAAGTTGGACGAAGGTGTCAAAGTTGAAACCAAGCATCTTCTGAATTCGGTGGTATTTATAGAGCGACACTAACCGGTCATATGGGTTTCGAACAAACGCGAACTTAAAGGACCTATCAAAATATTCCTTATCTAACTTCTTGTCTCGAAGAAGAGCCTGATAATGAATATGTCCTAACATGGAAGAACCGTGTAAGGGCCAAGAACGAATACTAGAATCTTTTAACATCGACTTCACACTATCGGGTCGTTGTTGGATCGATTTTAGCTTTTTTGGATCTTTTAATAGACGATTCAAATACTTTGGATTAATTCCATAGAACCAATCAAAGGGTCTTTCTAACTCTAATACAGATTCATAAATAGAAATACCGGCAGTCTTTGGAATATGAATGAAAATGCAATTTCCAGGTGGCTTGTATGGAAGCGTGTCCATATGTAATTAGATTAGACTATAAAACAAATGAATCATAAATAAAATATACCGAACTGTTAATGACCTCTACGCGAAACCTGAATACCCCACAAGACTACCGACTTGAAAAGAAAATGAACCAACAATTTCTGGATTATAACTTGTATGCCGGTTCAAAGGTAAATCAGAGTACGGCTCTCTTTCGAGATGGTCCGAATCCAGGACTCTACGGAGGACAATTGGACCGAAATATGGTCGATGTAGAATCCATGCTTCGAGGCATCCAATCGACCAATTTAGAAGGCGAGTCTTTTAGCGCAGTACCCGATAAGGTGTCCTTGCCAGAAGTGAACTACTTTGAAAAAACACCCATTATTATTCCCCCCTCTTTTTATCACTATACCCGAGAACGGCCCAATTATTTAGCTTGAGTTAGTATATATGGCATTTACACGATTCCATGACGACCCCGCAAGAATTGAAAAAACCTTGTTAGAGAGCACTTATCGAGGCATCTATCAACTCAACACGCCTGGAAATGGTCCTACTCAATACATCGACGACATTCACATTCGGCTGCAAAACGGAGGCTCTATGTTGCGCACCAATCCTTTTGAAGTGAATGAAGCTTTAAGACGAAATAAGAAACTCGCGAAATATGACCAACCTTTTACGGTTCCAAACTCTGACAAGAAAGAGTATGCATCTCATTGTTTTGGGACAGACGAATCGAGAGCCTCTTGTCCAGCGTGGACCTTCCGAGACAAGACCCAGCATCGTGAAGAGTACCTCTTTACCGACCCACAGAGGAATGTATGGTACACTTTCGATAACAACTGCCCTACGCGAATGCTAGAAAAGGACCACTACGAATCAAAATATTATTGATATATATATGAAATCGTTTGAGCTGATGGACACCCTTTTTACGCGTTATTGTAAGCGAGAAGATGTTTTTGGGTATATCGAAAAGCATCATCCTTTTCCAGAGTTTAAAGAAAAACGAATAAAAGCGGAGAAGATGGCACAATCGAAATCTTTAGAACAAATCTATGAATCATTTAAAGAACTTGTTGACATTTGTCCCCTAGAGACGATTGATGCACTAAAAGAATACGAGTTTCAGATTGAATTAGAAAATAGTATTCCCATAGTGTGTAACATACGATTGATTGAACCGGAAGACATCTTCTTGACGGATGATTCGTTCACGAAAGAACAGTGGCTTCTCTTTTGCCGGAAGCACGGAATTCCTGAGCAAAAAATGTATACAGAGAAGGATGCAGATATTCCTGAAACGGTTCATCTGGGCACTCATTTTATTCGAGACAATCGCATTTTGTCAAAGGCTTATGCGTTTACTTCGACAGAAGAGCTCTTGTATGATTTGCCTGTCGTGAAAAAGTGTAGAGCCTTTCGTCTTCGTAATCCTCATCCAGAACAAAGTGAAGAGTACAAGAGATATGAAGAGAAAGCCGTCTACATTCTACCCATCTTGCTTTTGTTTTGCTTAGACATTCGAAGAATCTGCGTGGAAGAGAAACGAACAAGAATTCTTTTTTGTAATCAAGGACTCTATGAGATGTTTTTGACTTTGTTTCCAGAGTCCGAATGTATTCTTTTCTCAAGCAGTCCTATCATTCAGCAGCGACCGACTAGTTCGTATCGAGAATATGTACAGTCCTTGTATCACGAACACGCTCTAATTGTGGACCTACAAAAGTTTTTTCAGATGGATGGCTATTTGTATCGTGACCTCTTTGGAAACATTCCAAGGGTTCATCTCCTTGTACACGAAGGAGAAGGAATGCCTACTTTGTCTTCTTCTATCGTCCACTCCTACCTTACAGAGGATGTAGTGGATGCTCTATCACATGATTCAAGAGGTTTATTGTTTTCGAGGATAGAAGGACTGGATCTTAGACTACATGAGACAAACCCAAAACCAGATATGGAGATGCTTCAGTCCTTTGCGGCTGAGTTTATCTGTATAGACAGCGACCTAGAGCCAGGACTTCTTTTGAAGCTTATCGAGTCCTATTTAATGTAAAGAAAGAAGGCGGTGGTTTACGAATAAAGTTTGTATTCGGTTTTGCAATAGGAATCAGACTCATCGTGGACGAACGCGTCGATTGATGAGGAGGCAACATTCTCCTCACGACCACCGGTTTTTTTGTTTCATTGAGCGTGTCTCCCTTTTGAATATTTTCATTTAATTTGTCTAAATAATAAATGGTTTCTTTCGAAAAAAGATTGTCTTTGAAATAGATGTTTGGAAAGGTAAATTCCCCCATTTCAATGTATTTATAGTACAATACATTGAAAAGGGACTCTCCATAGGAGTGTTTCTCTGTAAAGTTAGGTAGTAAAAGACTTGTATTACAAAGAGTCACCCAATTTGCTATAAATTGAACCGTTTTAGGAGTTTTTCGTAAGAAAATACGATTGGTCGTTAAGCTTTTGGTCTCTTGATAGTTTCCAAATTCTAGGAACACATCCTCTTTGGTGGTTTCTTTGTTTTTTTGATATTGCGTATCTATACTACAAACCAGGTCCGTGTTTACCAGTATAGATTGTACATTTTCTTTAAAATGTCTGACATCTTTTTCGAATTCTCGATGTTTTAGAATGTCTCCGTCTTGATACACAAGTATATCATTCTGTTTCATCTCTTTCAGATGTTCTTGGATGACAAAAGGTTTCCACTTACAAAAATGGTGGGTCCATCCGTCCAAAAACTTAAAATTAGGCACCGGTGAAATAGAGTCTTTGAATTTGGAATTTTTTACCATCATATGTGTCGTCGTGTAGAGTTTCAATACATCGACTTGATTTTCGTAGAGGAGTTGACATCGTTTTTTGCTTTCGGACAAATCTTTTGCATGGTCAAATGGAGGGCCCTGCGTATAAAATCCAATGAGGTGTATCATACATTCTAGGAATATTTTTTTAGGTTAATTAGGTGATGGTATTGGACGCACCAATCGATATGTTGGTATACCCTTGTTGAGAATAGGGTTCCATAGTAAACCTCAGTAGGTCATCTCCTGGTGAAAGTTTTGCGTCTACTATTCTCGGACCTATCCCGTATCCATTTCCCATAATGGACTTCCCTAACCCTACCCATCGAATACCATCTACAGAATAGGCCATACTATCGGTTCCTCCTCCATTTCCTACAGCAATCCACCGTAAGCCGTTCCAAATGATGCCTACCGCGCCTGTTGGGAAAAGAGTGAGAGTATTCGGTATACCCGTCCATTTGAACCCATCGTAAGAATAGGACATACTAAAATTTGTCCCGCTTCCTACGGCAATCCACATTTTCCCATTCCAAGCCATGGACTGAAAATCGGTAAGGACCGGATTAGGTACAGGGAACCAATCGTCACCATTGTAAGAATAGATAAGAGGGACTTTATTGATGGTGGTGACAGCGAGTGAGCTTACAGGAGACACTCCATTGGTCCAAGTGATTCCATTAGAAAAACTAATCCCATTAGTCCAAACCAGTCCGTTTACAGAATAGTCTGTATTACCCGAAGCTCCGCCGGCGATCCACATCGAACCGTTGTATTCGAGACCAATGACTACATTGATCCCGCTCGTCTGAGAAATAGGGGACCAGACTTTCCCATCGAAAGAGGTAGCCAAGGTAGAATTGTATCCTCCACCCGCAATCCATCGACTACCGTTCCACGCGACAGTACATGCAATTGAAAAAAAGGTATTCGGAACAGGGGTCCATGTTTTTCCATCCGTCGAATAGGCAATCGTATTGGTTCCTATGCCTACAGCTATCCATAGAACACCATTGTAAGCAATTTCAAAGCAACCGCCGGTAAATATAGTAGCGCCTAATCCTATCCAATTTTGACCATCGTCGGAATAGGCCAGGGTGTGCGTTCCTTGTCCTCCAGCTACCCATCTGGACCCGCTATAGGCAATCGCAAAACCTCCTCCTGTAAAAAGAGTATTGCCTAACCCTTTCCACTGAATGCCATCTTCGGAATAGGCGATACTATTGGGTGCGGAACCTACTGCAACGACTGGGGTTTGTATCGTAATGGTGGTATTGGAATACTCTTGGAAAAGGTCTGAACAAGAACAAATACCATTTCCAGTAAAAATGGACTTGCCTAAACCGTACCATTGAACGCCATCATACGAATAAGACAGGGTACTCGAACCAAACCCTTGTGAAAGCCATGCGTTTCCTGACCAAATAATATACATGTCTTTTGGAGCATAGGTGCTTGCAGACCAAGTGATGCCATCGTAAGAATATGCACCGTCTGTCGCCATCCACATCGTTCCATTCCAGGCTAAACCGTGTCCGTTGATCGTATTGGAAACCGGTGTCCAGTTTATTCCATTGTAGGAATAGGCAAGTGTAGGTCCACCATATCCTGCGGCAACAAACATCTTCCCATTCCATAACACTTTGATGCCATTGGTAGGAAATACATTGGTGGTTGCGGTCCAAGTGATCCCATCATAGGAGTAGGCGATACTATTGGTGCCTTGACCTACCGCCACCCACAAGGCGCCATTCCAATCGACACTGTAGACTTGCGTGCTAAAAATGGATTTTGAATTGGCGGACGCATTCCAAGTGAGCGCATCGTAAGAATAGAGGATGGTATTTGTACCCGATCCTCCTGCAATCCACATTTTTCCATTCCATGCAATAGAAAACCCAATCTCAAACAAGGTGGTCGTTACCGGATTCCAAGTTTGTCCATCCGAAGACCAAGCGATTTTTTGGTTGTTCCCGCCGACCGCCACCCAGATTCGTCCATTGTATCCTATCCCCCAGCACGCATTTGCAAAAACAGAAGTGCCTAATCCTTTCCATTGAATGCCGTCCGTAGAATAGGCCAGCGTATTGGTCCCTGATCCACCTGCGACAATCCTTCGTCTCTTTATCACAATGCTGTTTTCGTAACGATTGCTATGACAAATGGATCGACAATAGTCTGTAACCACTGAGGATCCTAATCCTACCCATCGTATCCCATCGTAAGAATAGACAAATGTATTGGGCGGATAAGCGGACACGATAAACATTTTTCCGTTCCAGGCAGCATTATAAGCAATCGATGCTGTCAGTGTATTGGAATTAGAAACACCTACCCATGTTTTCCCATCATACGAATAGGCAATCGTAGAAGATCCTGAACTTAAAAAGCCCGATGCAACCCATAAGGTTCCATTCCAAGCTAATCCTCTTACTTGACCAATGATGGAATTGGAATTCACACCCGTCCAAGATATTCCATTCGTCGAATAAGCCAAACTGTTGGTTCCATTCCCTCCCACCATCCATATGCTTCCGTTCCAAGCGATCGCGAGTCCTCTCGTCATGATGGTATAGATACTTGGAACAGCCGTCCATTGTATTCCATCGTAAGAATAAAACATACTGGTGTTTCCTTCTCCTACCACGATCCACATATGTCCGTTCCAATTCACCGCATATCCAGCTGTTAGCATAGATGACCCTAATCCAGTCCAGTTTATTCCGTCATAAGAATAGGCGATGCAATTCGTATCACCCCCTACTGCGATACACATGGTTTGACTCCAAGCAATCCCGTGACAATAAGCATTAAATATCGTGCTGCCTAATCCTGACCAGTTAATTCCATCGTAAGAATACGCAAGAGTGCTCGTCCCATTCCCTCCTGCGGTCCAAATCGTACCATTGAATCCTACCGCATTTCCATTCGTCGTAAGTACTGTTTTTCCCAAACCCGTCCAATTCAATCCATCGTAGGAATAAGCCAAAGTGTTTATTCCATGTGCAGCGGCAACCCATCCCACGGGTTTTTTTCGATTCCCAAAAGTAATCACGGTATCCCCCGCTGGAGAGCCATCCATGGAGACGGTGATATTTTTTTTGTACAACGATAGATTCTTGAACACGGCCTGGGACTGGGCGGTGACCGTTGGAGTAAAGGAGACCAATTGAGTTGTATTCTTGAACAATGTGTTTATGTCGTAAGTATTTTTATTAATCGTTGTATTGAAATTGGTAATCACACCAGTTGTTGGAGGCTGATTCGCATTGACATAGGTGAAGGGGGTAGATGAAGTAGAGATAAAATTAATATTGTCTACAACGGAAACTGTTGCGGTGCCTCTATAGACGGGAGCTTTTACCGTGACAGAGGTAGGATCTACACTAACAGGAGTTGTTGATATTTGATTGAACAAAACCGTAGTTATGTTATCAAATCCTGTACCTGTAACCGTTATGAGTGTATTGGTGCCACCACTAACAGGAGTCATAGAGGTTATCGAAGGTATTGGGTCTATGACCGTATATGAATAACTTTTTGAGATTGCTGATAATCCTGTAGTAATTTGTATGAATGTTGAATAGGAGTAATTATAATCATTCGTACCTAATCCAAACAAATAAGTTGAAGATCCTGCACCCCATAGGGATCCATCTGTCATTAAAATCATAGTAGTTCCTTCTGTTTGATAAATATCCTTCGGGGTTTTACTTCTGAATTCAACACTCTGTGTTGGTATAATATCAAATAGTTTACTGTTATAATTTGTAGATAAATTGCTATATTGTGCCCATATACTTTTGTCTTGCATGACAAGAATAGAACTTTGGAAACAATGAAAAATTTTTTTAACTTTCCTACTTTTAAAGTCTGTGGATTGATTCACCCATATGTTTTGAAAAGTAAGGTATGTATTCTCAAATGGTAATGTAGTTGAAACTGTAGTTGAAAAAAGTTGTGATCGATTGCTTCCTGCAGCCCATATGGTATAATCCTCTAACAAAACGATTGTTGTACCTGAGTTTCTAACTGAAGACAATCCTATAGCTTTCTTCGCTCCAATCGTCGTTGGGTTTGCAGCACTTAAATTCTGAAATGATGATGTAGCAGTATAATTTCCCAATCCTAATTCTCCGTAAGTATTTTGGCCGGTTCCCCATACGGTTCCATCTTTCATAAGCAATAGGGTAAAAAATGCGTCACCAACTGTCCCTTCTATGAAAATAGGCTTTCTTGTTTTAAAATCATCGCTTTGTCTACTTGTTATATTCTCATATTTTGATGTACTATTCGAATAATTTGGAATACCTGTCATAGAAGGTGCATTGCTAATCGTCCAAAGAGTAGAATCATTCATGAGAATAATTATACCTTGATAAGTCGCATGAATATATACAGGTACGCTAGTACCAAAATTGTTAAGAGCCGTAATGTTTTGAAAAGTAATATATTTGGTGTTATTACCTGTCCCCAACAAAAGATTGTTACTACCTGCTGCCCATAAAGTGCCATCCATCATGATGATATGAAAAGCACGTTCTGATATGCTTACCCATTTAGGAACCCTGCCTTTAAAATCACTTGTTTGATATGCCAAACCAGTGCTACTGTCGACCGCATTGGTTACATCCACGTATGTAGTTACATAATCAGTCCCGGTTGGTCCAATACACAGTTGTCCTTCTCGATTAAATCCTGCAGCATATACTGTATTATTTTTAATATAAGCAAAGCAATTATAGTTTTCAAGTAAATACTTGTAGTACTGAATCGACTTATTGAAATAAGTATTTTCCACATCTTCACTTGTCGATTCAAGTATCCAGTCTCCTCCATATTGAAGGTTTCCGGTGGGATTGTTGGAGGCTCCAACTCGAGCAGTCAGTTTCGAGTAAAATGTTTTCCATTCTTCTGATAACAATGTATTACACGCTAAGAAATCCATGTTCGGAATATTCAAGGAGTTTAAATAATCCGCACTCTCCAAAAAAGATTCTCCCAATAAGGACATTCCGATTTCAAAGACGAAACCTAGACGGGTGACGGTTTTGTCTTGTAGAAACTGTGTGAATTCTGACCGGGTCGTCATTGGAACGTAGACAAAAGGGATCGTCGATTCATTGACCGAATCCACAAAGACCTGATAGTCTCTGACGGAATCGTCTATCAGTAAGACATTCATTATACTGAACGCAGAAATTATATTAGATAGAGTAACGGAATAAAAAAGGCTGCATACAGATGAATACTCATATGAAAGATAGACCATTGAGGACCCTCTTGTTGACTGATTCGGTAAAACAGGGCTACGCACGCCATCATGTTGAAGAAAATCATCCGTTGAATCTCTGTGCCTTGCAATACCTCCAAGACGCCATAAAGGCCGCAGACATTCACCCACGCCATATCGATTCGTTGTCTCCATCCGCCTAGTTGGTAATCTCTCCAGTGATTGATGGAAGTGAGACAAAGAATCCCCATCAGAAAAGAAATGACATACCTCTCAAGGTAAAATAGGATCGCGGAACTCACCGCAAACAGAGAGCTTGACATACACAAATATTGTGTCGTTTCAAATGTGGTTCTCATTATAGGTAAGATAACAATTCCTACAAAGAGGAATATACGCAGTTTCATCTAAAAGGTAAGGGTTCAAGTCTTTGGTAATTCGTTTGGAAAACAGGGAAGGCTTTGCACACTGTTTGCATTGACCGTGTAGCTTTTCTACCGTATCACACAACGGAATCACTTGTAGAATCTGGCCCATCGGATTTCGTTGAAAATCTCCATCCAGACCAAACAAGTAGATGTCTTTCGATTCCCATTTCTTCACAAAGGCAAGAAGGTCAGGAAAAAATTGGGCCTCGTTAATATAAATCGTAGAATGTACGACATTGACAATGTCATCCAGTCGAGACAGAGAGATGCAGGTTTCTTCTTGTCCATCGTGGTTGACAATGATCCCGGTCTGACATTTGATTTCTGCGTAATCCAAAATAAGTCCTCCGTTAAGGTGATAGAGGTCAAACAACTTGGATGTTTTGCCTGCGTACATGGGTCCAAGAATGAGGTGAATCATGCTACATAAATAACGCGTGTGTGTTTAAGCGTCTTTATACACTACATTTTGATTTGCCACGCTGGGCCGAGAATACCCTTGTGATTTTTCCACCTCAAAAGCAATTTCAAGGTATAGATTCCAGAAGTAATCAGGAGGGTGTTTCTAGTATGACCTTGATACTCTAGTGGTTCAAAGGTGAGTCGATGCGAAGTAAATTGGGTCTCGTCCCACAAGAGAAAGGTCTTCTGTTGACTCAATACAAGTTTGTCGTAAAGTACGGGAAGTACAATCTGTGACGCGTGTGCTTGTAGATAAGATTCAATCGATTCATTCACGATATCCGATTTTGCCTTCTTGTGTTCTACTTCTCTTTCTCTCAGGGTTGCAAAGAAGGGATGCGAATAGTCGCTCTTATACACTTGTTCTATATACTCTTCGAAGGGTGGCTTTTCGATGCCTACATACGATAAGTATTTGTCTAAATATTGTTCATAATAGAAGGCAGCATAGGGTTTGGGAAACATTTGAACATGGTCGTACATCGAAAAGAATTGAGGTAATCCTTTCATGCTCTTTCCAAATTTGAACTCGACCTGTTTTGTATCTACGATTCTTGACTCGGTGTAGTAATCCACACTAAAATCATGGTGTCTCCTTCCTCCTCTACGAGTGACTTGAAACCTTTCGTACTCTGACTGCGTAAGCCCGTGAATCGAGGTGGACCAGGCTTCTCTGACTTGTCTCCATCGTGGTCCATAGTCTGGATCGTCCAAGTGAGGAGAAGTCATCAGGGTTTCCAAGATGAGTTCGCGTAGCTTGTTGGTAGAATCATTGCTGGCTCGTACGGACGGATGAAAGAACACGAGGATATTAGCAGGGTTCATCATGGGTTATGTCCATGAGAAACGGTTGAGGCTCCTTCAATTTTTCTTTGTCGGGGTAGACGATTTGGGGAGGCGTGGGCCATTCTGAGTAAGGAATCGCTTTCGTCGTAGACCTGTCTAACTCAAGCAAAGTACGAAGGGCGGACTTTCGTTTCTCCAATGGAGACAAAGACAGTTTCCGACTCAGCTGTTTCCATCGCCATTCAAACTGTAAACACGCCTGCCATGTAGGAAACCCTTCTACATAACAATAACAACTCCAGCTGTGACCTGCTATCACTTTTCGAGAGGTAATCTGAGCACCTCCAACGAGCTCTTTGTTGTGTTGTCTCAACCTGCGTTCTAAATTCACGGTCGCTCCAATGTAAGTCGATCCGTCTGTAGATACGAGACAATACACATACATACATTAAGGAGATAGAAATCATGGATACATCCTCGTTAATTATTTTATCTAGTAAGTATAAGATGCATCGAAAAACCGGACGCAGACGAACCCGACGACCTAAGAACCGTAATCGATACACCAAAAAACGCGGAGGACAAGGCTGCACGAATGATACTCTGTTTAAGCGATTCATGGACAACCCTCATCCACGATAGATACATTAAGAACCTGATCGTTCAGTTGTTTTAACGGCAGGTAATGAAACTCTGCATGACCTTCCCAGAAAAATTTACAGAACTCGTAATGAATGGGGAAGTTCATGCTACATAAAGTCGGAAACTTCTTTTCGATAAGCTTATAAGCCAAAGGAATGAAGTCTTTAAAATCAGAATAGGGCAATACATAGAGTAACTGGGTAATTGGAACGGGAGGAGGGCACGGATTGGTCTCCAATATAGACTCATTAAAACATGGGATGTCCTTCAACAAGGACGAGAAGAGAGGCGCCAGATGGAACTCGTATTGTTTGTAGTGGTCTTTACACTCGCCGTGATAGTAATGGAGTGTCCATTCCAGCATCTGTAAATAGTTCTTACAAATGGCGGATTCATCTGTTTGATGAAAAAGAAAGGAATAATAATCTTCTGGATGAGTGAGTAGATAGGTCTCGCGAACATCCTTTAACGGGATAAGGTTGATTTCTTCTTCGTCGTTCTTGGCGCTTAGGCGTTGATTTTGTTTCCATTGAATGTTTGTCACGATGAGCGCTTGTTCTTGGGCTGCGAGTTTGGTAAACAATCGTTTGACTCCATCCCAATAAATACGAGTCCCTTCTACCAAGATTTCGTTCTTTAACTCATCTGTTTTCAAGAGGCTCAACAAAAAAGGAATCCCTTCATTCCGGATTTGAATCGATGGAAAGTGTGGAAGAAAATCATTCCCACACAAAAAACATAGAAAACAATAATGGTCAATCGCCTTTTGTATATCTTTCTTATTGTCATACATTTCCTGACATATTTGAACGGCCATTTCGTCTACACTAAAGAGATAATCCTCATTCGGTTTAATACCCTTCATATACGAAAAATGTTTGGTTTCGCGGTAAAGATAGATTTGGGGACTGTGTCTCAAATGTAAAAGACTCAGCATAATCAAGTCTGCATCCAGTCCATAGACGATGGTTTTGGGTGTAGGATGAAGACGAGCATACGCAAAAAGTTTCTGTTCCCCCTCTCCCACCTCGTTCGGACCACTGTATAGAATGTCCTCTTTTTCAAACCTGGCCTTTAAATAAATGTCTAGTTCGTTCATAAAGGGTGTGCCTGGAGTGATTGCATTCGTATTCCAGGTCTTCTTGTTGAGCATCGTACGCAACAAATAGCTCTTGTATCGTCTTTGTTTTTGTTGCTTCATTTTGGCGAGTGGAGCTACACCATCAAAAGCAACAAAAACCTTTTCGGCCTTTAGTTTTTTACGAAGGTCCATGATTTTCTGAAAGACCGTTTCTTTCAGGTTCGTCGAGCCTTCGTATACCGCATCATAAATAAAAGAGTTGGCATCAATCAGCAATAGAGCACAAACGATCTGTTTCTGGGACTTGATGATGTTGAAGTGATTTCGTAGAACATACGAAAAATAACTTGGAATACCCATTCTATATTCTAACGCTCATTTTTTTAATATATTTTTAATGTAAATAAATGAGCGACGCAAGTAAACAAAATGCCACGCTCAATATGCCCAGTGTGTTCACTTATTTCTCGATGATTTCGCCCTTTTTGGTAGTCCTTTTGTTCGTCTTTATTTCGATTATCAATTCGAATCTAAAGGGGTTCATTTATCTCTTAGGGATTTTTTTCTTATTTTTTCTTATTTTGTTGTTTCAAAATGTCCTTAATGTCGCTTTGCCATCAGATGCTTCCCCTTACTGTAGTGTCTTTTATTTTCCGATACCTCTGCACGGTGTACCTTCTTTCAATAGTTCTATTTTTGTATACACTATTATTTACCTGTTTCTTCCTATGTATATGAATGACATTATGAATTTACCTCTGCTGATCATTCTTCTTATGCTGTATGCTGTAGATTGTGTCATTAAAAATGGAAATAAATGCACAACCCCGATTGGTATTGTGTTGGGAAGTTTTGTAGGGTTGATTTGGGCTCTCATGTGGTATTATTTAATACAAACCCAGAATCCCGAACTGCTATATTATGATGATTTAATTTCTAACAAAATTGCCTGCAGCAAGCCAAGTCAACAAAAATTCAAATGTTCCGTGTACAAGAACGGAGAACTTTTAAAAACCCTATAAATGATTACAAATGAAACAAGCGGTCGTTTTGACTAAAATATTTATTGAGGTCGTTGATAATACTGGTTCGATGGAAACTGTATAACATCATGGTGACATTTGTATGGTTCATATTCTGATACACTTGCAACATGCTTCGTAATACAATCTCCAGGTTCATGCTCTGATAGAGAAGTATATGTTCTTCATAGGTGATCTGTGGCTTGTCTAGCCGTTGATTGACACTGTTATGAAAGAGAAAGATAAACATTCGAAGCTGAGACAAAGTATGAATCCTGGTGTAATAATTCTTTTTGAAATAAGCCATCGCGTGTCCAGAACAAATCGGACAAGGCAGATTGGTCACAATTCTCTCAATGAGTTTCTTTAAATCTTCGATTTGGGATGGAGACATGATATCTTTTGCTTTAATGACCATACAATGTAAAAGTTTCCATGTAGGCGGACCCCATACGCTTTTAGACATATTATATAAAGACATAAATAAATAATTTAAAATATGGAGAATTGCCTTATTAGTAAAGAACCTATCGTACACAAAATTTCATTGCCTTGCCATCATTCCTTCGACTATTCTTACCTATACCTTGAAGTGATTGAGCAGAAGAACCGACATATCGAATATTTCAAGTGTCCCTATTGTCGGGCAATGTATTATTCTACATTACCCTATTATGAGATAGAAGATGTGAAAAAAATAGTCCATGTCAACTACAACAACAAACAACTTCTCCCCTTGTTTCCTTGTTCCTGGAAAGAGTGTACCTTGTTTGGAAATGTCTATAAAAATGGACATTTTTGTAAAAAACATTATCCTTTATCGATTAAAAAGAGGTGCGGGACCCTTTGTCTCAACGGTGAAGCGTGTAAGAATCATGCACTCCCGGAGTCAGACCATTGCAAGCGGCATACGATCCAGGATAAACCTCCTGAGACAAATAAGCAAGCAGCTCAAGAGATAATAGTCATAAATGACATAAAAACTCATTCCGAGTAACTGTATATGGAACCCAATCTATTGGCGGATAGAATCAAAAAATGGTTAGACTATGATGGGCGTATCAATGAACTACAAAAGCAACTGCGGGTGTTGAAAAAATCAAAGAAAGACACTTCAGAAGAGCTGTCGATGATCATGAAAGAACGAGAAGTAGAATCGGTCAACATCAGTAATGTAGGCCAGATTATGTACACCAAAAACACTGTCAAAAAGGGAATCAACAAAAAGTATTTGAATGAGATTTTGTCTGAATATTACAAAACCAATCCTGTATTGGCGAAAGAAGTTTGTGATTTTATTTTAGAGAATAGAGAATCACAAATAAAAGAGAACATTCGATTAAAAAAATAGAACCTGATTATATGGATACTTTGTCAAAGCATATGGAGTATAAAAAGCATATTTATATTCCTTATAGCAGAGAGAGATTGGATGAGATGACCTATACTGTTTTTTATCTAGAAAAGGTAAATGGACAGTTGTCTTTTCTTACCCAAAAACATATGCCAAAACCAAATGTCTTCAAAGGATGTATCAATTGGAATAAGATGTCCTATGTCTTTTATGAGTTGGATGTCATTGAAAAGGAGTTCCTAAGGGCAGAAGAGGAAGACCTTTGGAAAGTCACGCCCTATGAGATACTGTACACCCGATCGGTTGTCGATGTTCCCATTGATTCAGAGTGTATTGTTTTCTTCAAAAACTTTCCAGAAGTATTGTTGTCTGAAGAAACGCCAATGGTGGCTTACCTGGGTGTAGGTGAATCTGAACTAAACGAACAAATTCTACTACAGAATAAAAATGAAAAGAAGGGAATATTGGGGCAAGGCTTTTATTTTACCACCTATGAACACGCGGAATATGATGCACTCTACCAAGAAGATTCTGATGATCATTTGATTCGTTTGGAGAATCGATTTCATCGAGGAGACCACGAGTTCCGAGACAGCAGTATCTATATCAAAGATCATAAGTTTTTTCATCACTCTTATGTAGTGGGAGATGTACCTCAATGCAATGAATCGTTAACTTACTTCGTCTATTATTACGACAAAGAGGTCATTTATTTAAAATCTACAAAGTCGAATCATTGTAAGAAGGAAAACAAGCTCCGCAAAGAAGACGGATTTGTCATGAGATACATATTGTTTTTAAAGAAACATTCCATAGGAAAAGGCAAGGGGTATGATTCGTATGCGTATGATTCGCAATATATGATACGGAATCCAGACCACTTTATCTGTTTATCGTATCATTCTATCAAAAAAAAATAAAGGAAACATACAAGATGAATTTTTCAGAACTGTTAAGTAATAAGTTTGTAAGAATTACCCTTATGATTTTCTTCTTCTTGTTCGTCTATAACATATTGTTTGCGATCGGTATATTCTTTGCGGTCGACAGCGTGATTATGTCCATGTATCTATGCTGGATAGGTATGATTATCTTATTTGGTTCGTTGTTACAAGTGAAACGAACTAATTTTAATGTAACCCCTCCAGCGAATCCATTCAAGGACTCCATAGAAGAATTAGCAGGAGAAGTTGCAGAAGCGGCTAAAAAGGCTGCGGCAACAGCCCAAGATGCAGCTCAAGGCGCGGCGAAAGCAACCATTGTACCCGGTACAGATTTACCAGGAGCTAAGGTGAATTCGTAACCTTAACCCATTCTCTTAAAATTGATGGTTGTTTAATTAGAATAGGGAATATATAAAATGGAGCGAAACTTGAATCAGAAGATTTCATCTCACATCACGGACCTCAAGACCAACATCACCGAATGGTTAGAAGCCAACGAGGTGAATATGGTGGATAGTTCGGGTAAAAATAGGTTGAACGACCTTCTTCGAAACATTTCCGATTTTCCTAGGTTGGAGCTTACCAAGGAGGATTTCAAACGCCGTGTCCGCATCAAGACCATCATTCCAACCTATGAACGGTGTTGTGCACTAAGACTGAACGGAGAACAATGCACAAGAAAGAACAAGGAGAATGAACGATTCTGCGGAACCCATCTGAAGGGATTGCCTTATGGCAAGATTCAAGATTATCCTACTTTGGCTCCAGAAAAGATTGAAGTTCAGCTCGAGGAAATCTGCGGAATCCACCAATACATTGACCCGAATGGAAATGTCTATTCGAGTGAAGATATTCTGAATAGTATTCCAAATCCTCGGGTCATTTCGAAATGGAAGAAGGTCAACAACGAATATGTGATTGTGTAATCTATCATTGTATAATTCGGGCCATCGAATATATTTCTTTATTATATGAACCGGTTTACCAGTTTTAAATTAGACATTTGTCATACACGATGTAGCGTTTGCCTTACGGATTGCTTTGAACATACTTTTTTTATTCGGGATTGTGGACACGCATTTTGTATGATTTGTATTTCTCAACAGTTTGAACGCGTTAAAAAGGATCCCACCTCAGATTGTTTCCTATGTATCAATACTCCAAAAGTAGCTCCTCTTTCGATGGAAGATTTCGACTATATAATACCGCATGAGCCACCACCAGATCATACAAAGGAGGCGTCTCCTCCTCCGTGATGGAAAGGGTTCCGGTAGGAAGTGTACTCAAGGAATAGAGTGGCGCGTCTTCATGATAGAGTGGTCCCTGTCCTGTATTATAGACCATATTCGCGAAATAGATCATCACCGTGAGTGAGTCCAAGAGTTCGGGAATCTCGGTGACCGCCCGAATCGCCCGGGTAGGATGCAATCCCTTTTCTTGGATGAGGCGTTGATTGAACTCGATGAAATGGTCCTTGTCTACCGGAAGGTCTCGGAGAAGATGGAAATGCTTCTGTAGGCACTTCTGAATCGTGAGCATGTTGGTTCCAGGTCCGCCACCCAATTCAGGACAGTATAGACGATAGAGTAGACCTGGTATATGAGCAATCGCTCCAGGAGAGAACAGCTTGATGTAACCATATTTCTGATAGTCTTCGTAGTAGATAGGATCCAGTCTCTGAATGAAATTCACCGGGAAGGTGAGCATTGTATCAACCGTAGAGTAACGATTCACGACCGACTCTAGCAAAGCAGAATAGTTTGCATTCGGAAAGTTCATACACCCGATTTTACAGCCTTGACAGTATCCATTCCCTTTTTTATTGAGCACTGCTGACAGAAAGTTTCGTTCAGAGGCATCCTTGACAGGAGCGCTGATACAAACCTTTTCAGCCTGTTCAATCTCCTCAAAGTTAAGCGTTTCGCGGAACTCTACCTGAAAGTGAGCGTAGTGATCTAGGGTGGATTGATACCGTTCCCCTACATAGACCACTATCTTTTTATGAGGATTCAGGGAGAGAAATCGTTCATACGCACAGAAGGCTGCACGGTCGTCTACATCTCCATCACTCAAGCCTTCGAACCAGGGGTCGTGAATCGCATAAAGGTAGGTCATTTTGTTTACAGAAGAATTTATAAAAGAGGGCCATCAATTTTATGAAAATCTTTTCTTTGGTCTATGTATAATGAATTCTCTTTTTGGTCCTTTAGGTAAAAAATACTGCAATCTCTTTTTATTACTTTCGGCCGTTGCGTTAGCCTTTCTTGTTTTGGCGGTCATTGGGATGATTCTCATGTTCGCCCAGAAGAAGATGGACGGCTATGCTATTTTAGCAGCATTTGCGACGACGATCACTTATCTGATCATTTACACGCAGAACCGAATTTTATACAACATGTGTAAATCGATTTAAACAGTTAAAGTTTATCTGAGGAATGGGGGATGTTTTAGAGAATCGTGAAGATCTAAAAACTTATCTTTCGGTTACAAAACACGAAATAACCATCATCAAATTGACTGCTTCTTGGTGTGGCCCCTGTAAAAAGATTGCACCTTATGTAGCCAAGTTGAACGAAATGTATAGTCAAAAATACAATTTCGAATATATCGAGGTCGATGTGGATGAATCACTCGATTTGTATGCCTTTTTTAAGAAAATGAAGATGGCCAATGGTGTACCTACCTTTCTCACTTTCAAAAAGAGCATGTTTCGCCCGGACACCTACTATGTACCTTACAAATGTATTACGGGGGCAGATCCTCGCGGCCTAGACGAGTTCTATAAGGCAAGTTTTGCGTGATAATTTCTCTTTAAAAGTTAATGCCTTTAAAGAGAATTGAAGAATGTAGTCTCGATGACTTATTTGGTCTCTTTGAAATCGAAGAGCTAACGGTCGACGAACTCAAGCAAGCGAAAAAAAAAGTCCTGATGCTTCATCCGGATAAAAATGTAGGTAAGGATACTTCCTCTTATTATACCTACTTTAAAAATGCTTATCATAAGCTGGAGACCATTTTCGAATATGTCAATCGTCATTCGAAGAATGGAAAACAAGAAAAATCCTATCAAATGGAGGAACTGAACCAAAAAGGATTTTATGAATATTGTCAGAAAAAAGGTCTCAAAGACCATGACTTTCACAAAGTCTTTAACGAAGTGTTTGAACAGGTTTACTTGGACGAGAAAGATGGTCACGGGGAATGGCTTAAAACGGAAGAAGGAATATACGACAAGGCTGACCTGGAAGGGTCTAGAAAAAAGGCGATGTCTCTTATCGTTGTAGACACCGAGATAAAGACACTACAAGAGGTAGACAATCGAGACATCAAAGAGGCCTATGTCCAGTCTGTACTGCCGATTGATGCAGCTCAGGTATTTCAAGACACGACTAAATTTAATACGGTAGAAGAGTATCAGAGACACCGAGAGAAAGACAAACCAAAGCCTACAACCATGGAACAAGGTGTACGAATGCTACGAGAAAAGGAAGCCGAAGAGCATAAAACCTCTTTACAGATGTCCTATGACCTATTGAAGAAAGCGGAATCCCAATCCGCGAAAATGAAAGAGTATTATAGTAAGTTTTTGAGGATTGAATAGACCAGACCCGTTTTAATTTTATGTATACCTATATAAATGAATGGTATGGTGATTTATCTTGTCCTATTTATCGTGTTGTTCGTGTTTTTGAATTACAACTACTATAAACAAAAAAGGAGAGACTACATTGAAGAAAAACGCAAGGAAGAACTTCCACTGGAAAGCTTTTTTTATCATCCTGATTTACTGTCCAAATCGAAACGAAGAAAAATATGGATTTATCTTCCACTCGACAAAAATGGTCGAGTATGGGAGGATTTTGGTTCTAGAACTTCCACTCATCTTCATTTGTCGGTGTTGAATTTGTGTGTGAAGTCTATTATTGATTGGTGTTCACAGTCGTATGATATTATCTTATTTACAGACCAAGATATGTGTGAAATCTTAAAAACAAATAAGGATTTATCCAGCTTGTCTGGGGATGTATTGGAAAAACATCGGCAACTCTATATCCTTGAAATCCTTCACGAGTACGGAGGAATCTTGGTGCCTCCTACCCTGTATCTTCGAAACAATATAAAAACACAGGATTTATGCGACCGTTTGTATGTATGCGACATGGTCAATACAAAATCCGCGTCTTGTTCTAAGCGTCTTCCTTCCGGTATTATTATGGGAGCACCTGCGCATAATCAAGAATTACGAGACTACATTGATCATTTGGGGGTCGAAGGAAAGGTCGAATTTGAACCAAACTACTTTATCAGGAACCGAATTTTTGTGGTAGATGGAACAGTCTTTGGAACCAAAAACAAGAAAGGAGAGGATATTACCTTAGATGATTTAATGTCGAATCAAAAATTAAGTTTGCCTGAATACAATGTGGGCTTGTATATGCCGTGTGAAGAACTCTTGACACGAAATTACTACAAATGGTACTGTAAAATGAGCGAGAAACAAGTACTGAAAACGGATTGCGCCTTTTCTTATTATATGTTAGAAAACAGCTAATCCCTTATGCTTTTCACTAACTCGCTGAATGTTCTTGCCCTTGCATCTTGCTTTCCATAATATCCACGACGGATCTTTTCCTCACGATCCAGAACCTCATGGTAGGCCAGGAGCCAGACGGTCTGTGCTTTCTCGTGAACACGAATACTCGGTAAAACTTTCTCGGGTTTTGTTTGTAGAGCGTGTCGGAGATCGGTCCACTCATGAAATGCACACAGACGCAGCATACTATTGTATTCGCGGTAGTATTTGAAACGAGGACGACTATACTCGTGAATCAATCGTAGCACATCGTCTGGGAGTTCCATTGTTCTATTAAAAACTATACTATGAACCTATCAATTCTTTTTCATAGTATGGTTAAAGATTGTTACGAAGCTTTCCTCGACAATATGGACAAATCTTGGAGACAATCTTGTCGAGGCAGCTCCTGCAAAAGGGTTGAGAACATGTGTTACATGTCTTGTGAAGTTCGGCATCCTCTAGGAAGCAAATGTCACAAGTGCCCTTGATTCCAATCTGAGGTGCATGTTTAATACGGATGGGTGGATACCTTTTCTCAATGGCAATCCCTTTACCTCCACAGCAGTTGCGAGCCACTTTGACTTGGGGGTTGTTCAAAAGATAGACTTCTCGATGATGATCATTTTCAAAGTGAATATACTCATACGCGTTCTTGTTAAACTCGTCATTCTGCTCCAAGTCGCGTTCGTATGGAGTTTGTTCTTCCATCGCCATCGTGTATAGATTCAAAAACTTCTTTGAAGGACTCTCAATTTTTTAACATGTAATAATAAAAAAAGACACACAAAGAAATGCCTGTTCCCACCATTAGACCCGCTGCCAAAGTAATTTTATTCCAACCCGTTTCGCCTAGCTGCATATAGAATAAGATTGAATTTCGTTTTAAATGCTTTCAAATATATTCGCAAATGACGGCTGATCCATCGATCAAAATCTGAAAGGGTTTCGCACATCCGTCCACCAAACCTTTTCGAAGAAAGTCGTCGCATTCTTCTTTCGTAGAGTGGGGTGGAATGGGCTCCCCGTTCTTAAAACACGCGTGACGAAAGATGCGACAGTTGAGTTGTTCTATCCATACATACTCTTTACAATGGGGACATTGTACCAACATGATGTATCTTTAGATAAAAATTATCAACGATTATAACGAATCGTAGAATGCAATGACCTTTGGATTCGATTTGATACGATTCGGTTGAAAGTTCATCAAGTAGAGTCCATCCATCGTTCTTACACGAGACAAGGCCACATAGGTCTGTCCATATTCGAAGATAGAATTTCCAATATCAATTTGAGCGTGCGTAAGCGAGCACCCTTGAATCTTATGAATAGTGAGTGCCCAAGCCCAGCTGAGAGGGTATTGCTCTACAGCCAAGGTTGGATATTGGTCGGATTGAACCAAGACGCGTTCCATCATCATCCGTCGTCCGTTTGCAAACAAGACCACGGGGCGTTCCTTGACAAATTCGACAACCACTCCCTGAGACCCATTGATAATGCCTGTCTCAACCGAAAGGTTACGCGTGCACATGACCTGAGCCCCAATCTTGAGTTGAAGACTCGGTAAGAAGTTATGATTTTTGATAAGCGATTCGATTTCTCTCTCTTTTTCTGGCTCGCTCATGGTTTCTCCTCTTCGAATCACATAAATATCCAGATTCTTTCCGTCATTCATATTCATGGTAAGGTTCGTATGTTTTAATGCGTCAAATGTATGAGCAGGTTCCGTGATTTTATCAAACATGGTTTGGTTGATAAAATCAGCCTGTTTTCGGGTCGGCACAATCTTCGTAATCGGCTGGTCCCTGTCTCGAGCCACATATTTCTCCAAGATGGCAATGCTTGCTTTGTCGAGTGATCCCTTTCGCACCTTCATCAGAATGTCAATGTAGACCGGGTCAGATTGACGAAAGAAGGTCTTCAGCTCCAGGTGTTGGGGTTTGGGAAAGACCTCAAACCATTGATCCGATTCAAAACAGAATCCATCTTTTTCAACCGGCGGAAGCTGAAAGAAATCGCCCACAAAGACGACTTGCATCCCTCCAAAGGGTGACTTGTTTTTTCGTACAAGTTGTCCTATTTTGTTCAACAATTCAAACATACGTCGGGTCATCATACTCACTTCATCGACAATGAGAATGTCTGTTCTCCAACTGTCTTTTGTATTTGGTTTCTTCATCAGCCTACGAATCACATCCTCGTCTAGACCATTCATCGTTCCAATCCCACTCCAAGAGTGAATGGTTGTGGCATTACACCCAAGAAGGACTGCGGCACAACCCGTCAATGCACAGACGCAACACGATTTTTTGGTAGATTTTGCATATTCAATCATTTTCTGGATCAGGAAAGACTTACCTGTTCCACCTGGACCGGTGAGAAAGATGTTCTTTCCTTTGGAATACAATCCCATTGCGGCAGTCTGTTCATCGGAGAAGACTGCGATCGGAGGGAGAGCCGTGGTTGGGAGAGCATTTTCGAGGGAAGCCATAGAATCCATTGTATATCGTTTCTTGTTTCTTTTTGTTTCATTCAATTTTATATAGAGTCTTTGACTTCTTGGTCGCAAGCTTGGTCGCAAGCTTGGTCGCCTGCTTTTCTGTGGATATAAAAGTAATATTCAATGTAGTGCTTCGAATTGGTGTATTTTATTTTATACTCAAAAAATACACCATTCATATGAGAAATCTGACGCAAAATTGTAATAAAGTTCATATAATTTAATTCAGGGCGCGTCACATAGTTTTTCTTTGAGTTGTGGTAAAAGGGTTCTACCTTGGTTAAAAATTCTTTCAATTTGTCTCCATACTGGGCTCGTTTAAAATGGTTGATGTTGATGAGAACATAATCCTGTTCCAAAGTACCAAAGGCTAGAAGGTATTCATTAAAAAAATCCACGGGCTTTTTTAAAATTTGATTTTTATTTGCCATACGTTATTGCACTATTTTTATAAATACTAAATAACTCATTGGTTAAAAAGAGCAGCATCACTTTTGTATCATATCCATCATAAATATGCTGTATATAGAAACATATTTTTTCGATGTAAAGGTAGCTAATCCCTCTACGCTTTTTGTTTATCTTTAAAAATTCATAAATAAAATAATAAATATCCAACAGGGAGTACCCCTTTTCATAAAGGCCAAATAAAATAAGTGTGGCTTCTTTGATTTCCTCTTTCGCAAGCGTCTCGAAGAAATTCTCCAGAATACGAGTATCGAGTAAAGTAATGTAAGGAGTCAAGTCGTTCACTTCAGTCAACCCTAACAGACTCAGTTTGTTGAACAAGTTATAGATGTAATAGATGGTGAGATTTGGATAGTCTAAAAGAACTTCTATATTGTTGAGAACAATCTTCTCCCCTTCACTAATACGCTCTATCAAGATGCGATATTCTACTTGGCTTAAGGGTTCGAAATAAAGAGGGACGACTCGAGTCTGTATAATTTCATTGATTTTGGTCGTATTTTCGCACCCAAACAGGAAGAGAATCTTGGGACTTTCATCCATAATTTCTTTTAGATACTGTTGATTGTTCTCGTGAATGATGTCAAAGTTCTCTATCAAGACGCACTTTTTCTTGGTAGAGGAACGGCAGAAGTTTCTGAGTTCATTGTGTTCGTTGTTGTAAAAGGAAAGATCCTTGAAAGTGTCAATGACCAAGACAGAATCTTTTGGATTTCCATCATAATATTCATTCATGGCCAATCTCATTGCAATCGATTTAAAAGTGTTATTGGTTCCAATGAAGAGAATATTTTTCTGTTCTCTAAGGAGCGAAGACAATTGAAACAAAAGGTCTTTGCTCTTTGGACTGATGATTTCTTCAAGAGTTTTTGGAGTGTATTTTTCTTCCATCAGTTTCATTCTAGATGGGATTTGAATATGTATTTATATGAAAATAAAGATATAAAAGATAGAATCTTCTCTATTTATATGGATTTTTATGAAACGCTTGGAATCCCTAGAGACGCGAGTGAAAGTGCAATCAAAAAAGCTTATCGAGAGCTTAGTTACAAGACCCACCCAGACCGTAACTCCAGTCCTGACGCATCTGTTAAAATGCAGCAAATCAACGAAGCGTATGAAACCTTGAAAGACCCGCAGAAGAAAAGTCAATACGATATAGGAGACCAGAACCCCTTTGAAAGTTTATTCGGGGAACTGTTTCGCCGTGAACCGTTCATGCGCCCGATGAATGCCCATATGAAACCTCACATGAACCACATGAAACCTCACATGAATGCTCATATGAATCCCCATATTCAAATCTTCGAAATGATGCATCAAATGGGAGACCCCATCTCTTTTCAGTTTGAAGAAATGAATACCACGCCTGTCTTAGAAACCCAGATTGAGTTGACCTTTGAACAAGCCTACAATGGTGAAACGATACCTATCACTGTCGTGAGAGAAATCTTCCAAGGAATGTCTCTCGTCAAAGAAACGGAAAAGATTTATGTGACTATTCCAGCAGGCATTGATAGCGGAGAGATTATAGAAATTCCGGAAAAGGGAAATCAATTTCATCAGCGTAAGGGTCCGCTCAAAGTTCACATCAAGGTCAAGCCGCACGAAGTATTTGAAAGAAGAGGGTTAAATTTATGTTGTACACATATCCTTTCTTTCAAAGAGTCTATTTGCGGGTTTGATTTTACGCTGACTTTATTGGACGGAACTACCCTGAAACTCAAGAGTAGCCCGGGACACATTATCCAGAACATGGACGAAAAAGTCATCAAAGGAAAAGGCATTCACCGTGAAGCGGGAGGAGATTTGTTACTCAAGTTCAGAGTATTGCCTCCAAAGGTCTTGTCAGAAGAAGAAGTTTCCGTATTCTCAAATGTTCTGTAACAATAATTCATGTAATAGTTCTTGATGTTGACACATGCAACGGGTGTGAACCTTTCCAAACAGACCTTCTCCATGGATTGTATTTGCCCAAGGCATTCTCCAAGTGAATACACTTTGGTCTTGTCCATTCAAAGAGTATATTCATAGGTTTTAAATTATTTCTATCATAGTATTTGTGTCTAGTATTTATCTTCATTCGAAAGAGTGTGATTTTCGTTCGCGCTTGTGATAAGTCTTTTGTAGAACAGGGTTGACAATGGACTCGATTTGATGAAGTGCTGCAATGTATTCGTCTGCGGTCACTTCGTATTCTTCGATTTGTCTGGCCCATTCTAGTTTCTCCACGACCCATTTCCATTCCGGAAGATTGGATTGGGTAAGAGGGTCTTGAACAAAAAGTAGAGTGCTCTTGATAAAGTCTAAAAACTCGTGCTTGGCATCAAACCATCTTCGTTTTTCTTCAAGTGGCACATCATCTATGGATTGACTACAATCGATCTTGTCTAGGAAACGGTCGTCGATACAAATCGTAAGTTCATAGGCTGTATTGATTGCAAGAGACAAAGTGAAATGTCCGGTGCGACAATCCTCGAGTGAATATTTTCCGACACATCGGTTATGGTCATTGTCTATATGATTCCCTTCATATAAACACAACTCTGTTTCTTCATTCATCTGGATACGACAGCTAAATTCGTAAGGTAGTTCCGTGTTACGCGGAACCAACACTTCCATGAATCCATCCTGGTCTAATCCAATGTCTTGGAACATTCCTTAAAGTGAACGAGTTGTGTTTATATTTTTATACCTAAAGGTTTATTTGTCAGATTTGTTCTTTTTGTACGAGTTTTTGGTTTATTCGCGGGCTTTTTACGAACAGGTTTCATCCAAGTGGGAACATACAAAGGTGTCTTTTTACGGATGGTTATATTTTTACGCCGAGTCATTGTAATCGGCATTTTCTTCAATTGTTTGGTCAGCATTTGGAGGTTCTCACTCATGGTAGAAACAGGAAATCTCAATTTGGGTCTTGAAGTAGATCTACTTCGGCTACTACTACGGCTACTACTTCGGCTACGTTTCTCTGGGGTGGGCATCTATATACTTTTACCTATATTAAATTTTTATACCTAAAGGCTCGGTTTTGGTTTTAGTTTTTCTGGATGGACGCGGACGATACAAGTAGTGATTGATGTTTATTTTATTCTTACCGATTTCAGTGTTTAACATTTTTAGATTCTCATTCTGAGTCGTAAGGGGCATCTTTAGTCGGGGTGAACTTTTCTTTTTAGACAAACGATTGAAAAAATTCCGAGTGGCTACTTCCGAACTAATTCTCTTTCTTCGATTTTCGGAGGTTTCTCTCCTGGTTTCCATCGCTTGTGTATTGTCTCCATAAACCTGATGTATGCTCCTTTTCCCTTTTCGGGTTCTTGGACTAGGGGTCCTTCGTTTGGTACGCAGCTTAGGCATATACAAAGAAGAAGATATTAAATACGAATTCCAAGGGGTACTTTCTTTCTAGAGGGTCTAGGCTGAAGTTGGTTCTTTTTAAGCTCTTGCTTCAGCAAATTCAAATTGTTCTTCATGGATGTACGCGGAAGTCCCAATCTGGCAATAGAACGCTGATATGCCTTGTTTGAGTTTCTCTTGAGTGAATAACTAATTCTGGAAACCGCGTTTGCATTATATCCCTCGTTTGCATTCTCACTTTTTCTTTTTCCTTTCCGGGTTCTCGGACTAGGTTTTCGTGTCGTTCTTTTCTCATCTATTGGAGACAACTTGGGCATATATATTTATAGATTATATTTTTATACCTAAAGGGGGTCGTTTGGGGCTTTTATTGAGTTCCGCATTCAACAAATTGCGATTTTCTTTTTCCGTGGTACGAGAAAACCGTAGTTTTGGAGGTCTTGACACCTGGACAGGAAGCTGCACAGGTTTTAACGATTCATGATACTTTTGAAATGATCTTCTGGTCACGGGTTGATTCAGTTCTCTCAAAAACATATTCCACGAATGACCTGTCGGTTTGACCTGCTTTCTTTTTGCAGTATATTTTGGACTAGGTCTGTAAAGCGTGTTCGAACTGAGTTTAGGATTCGGTATTTTGGAGTAACGCAAACGAATATTTTCTATTTTTCTGGAGGGTTTTATCTGTCTTGCTGTTTTTCTTTTTTGATTGGCATGTTCTCTCACGGTATTTAATCGGGGTCTAAATTTGGGCATATAAACTCTGTGTCGAAAATAAAATTGACGCCGTCTGTAAGTTTTTGATCATCCTTAAAATAAGATGCAGTGGTCCAACCTAAAAAAGCACTTTGCGTCTAAAAAGGCGGCACAGGGGAATTTCAACAAGATTCGAGCCGAATCAACTTTTGTGATTCGGATTCAAGACGGTGCAAATCACCATCTCTTTACTATCAAAATGACGCCGGATTGCAACATCCATACGCAGTTCTTGATAAAGTCAAAGGTCAGCAAAGAGGTCCTTGACTTTATCTTGCAGTTCAACATGGACCTTGTCGACAATGTCTACATTCCGGTGCGAGAGCGGTATGTGATGTTGGTTTTGAGAAACGAGGTTCGATGGATAGGATTCTCGCCCTTCCATCCGTTGACCTTGTCCTTGTATCAAGCCGAGAAGCTGGTCCAACAGCTCTATGAACTCAAGTTTCATCATTTTCAAAAGAAATCGGCGAAGGCTCATCTTACTTATGGTTCCGAAGTATGGATGGATCGTCAATGGATCAACCATCCGTAGATCCTTATTTATGAGTGGATTCATACCCCATCATATAGATATACCTTTCATCTGATCCCTTTTTTATATTTTGAATATTCCCGGAGACACCACAATTGTCTTCATTCGCATATTTAATTTTAAGAAAAGTTCCTTTCTCATTGTGTGCATTCCATCTTCCTAAGGTCTGAATAATCTTCGAGGGGGGCTTATAGAACACTTACAGAATGCGAGTGACCATTCTTTCATTCCATTTATTCTTTTATACGATAATCTTAGTATAGTAGAACCATAACCCGAGTCCAACAAAGCACTTTGATATGATATCTAGTACATTAAAGGCATAGTTTTTTGTTTCTTCGTCTAGAAAGTATACCAATCCGTAGGATGTCCACACCACAAAATAGAGAGTGTAAAATACATAATTGGGTAGATTGTAGTTGGATTTGATGTATTCATAAAAGAGGACTACATACATCAAGAAAAACGCAACAAAACTTACACCTGCAGCTGGACATTTATCAAGGGCTGCAGTTTCTCCTAAATATCCTACATAAAGCATCACATAATTGAGAATCAATACAAGAAGAATAACGGAGACACGGACCACCTTTTTAAGGTTGTACGCCAGTGCTGCACATAGTACAATCAACATCATGGGTGTGGTAATCGACCAATCTAGATAGCGGATTTGTGTCATTTCTTTCCAATTAATCGGCTGTTGTTTGGCTTCGTATTCTTTGAGTTTTTCCAAAAAGAGATAGTAAAAATAACAAGCTACAATCGAAATACAAGTCTCCAAGTTGAAAATGTGACGAAGCATCGGACTATTGGTACGCAACGCCTCGATGAAACAGATCGTCCCTGTCGTAAATAAAAATACATAGCTCATCGTGAAAGAAAACTGGACCGTCATACTATAGAAAGATAAAATCGATTAAGGAGAAATAGAATCTACACGATAATTGGAAATATTTCTTCCACAAACTCAATCAACATAAATGAAAATACCAAAAGTTTATCTTCTCCTTCCAAGACTACTTTGGCGGACCAAGGGTTGAACCAATACAAGAACAATAACAACGACGCGTTGTAATAGAATAATCTAGAGATTCGTACTTCTGTTTTAAATTTTGGAATATGTACAGGGGTAAGTAGTTTCAACAAAGCCGAAAAAATGAAAACAAGTTTGAGTACAAGTACGACATTCGTAAGATTCATGTATATTCTCTTTACAAATTAATTTAACAAGTCGTCTTTGATGCTTATCGAAATAGCTTCGCCTTTTTCTCCGTGAGTTTTCCAAAACTACATTTTCTTCGATTCTGCAAGACACGATCATACGATCCATGTTTGATGCCTTCGTTCTTTTTCTGTAGGGTTCGGTTGCAAGTGTTGATCTTTAAAAGAAAGTTCATTACATTAGGCGTATAAAAAGAATTTAAAAAATAAGATGAAACAACATATACAATGACTGTTTTGGACGGAATCGAATTGGATGTCTATACCCGTAATCCAGTGAAGGATGCGATTAAACATAATGAACCTTTAGACGAGGTTCTTCATGTTATTATGGTTGTATCTAATCCTTGTTTTTTCAAAAGACGATATCAGCTCGCTCGTCAATTCATGCTACGCATGGAAAGGGAAGAGAATATTCAACTCTATGTAGTTGAACTATGTTATGCCAAACAACGCTTTGTCTTGACTCAAAAAAGGAACCTACGACATTTACAGCTTCGTACCGAAAATCCACTTTGGCACAAAGAAAATATGGTGAATTGTGGCGTGAAACTCTTGCCCGAATCTTGGAAAGCGATGGCTTGGATTGACGCCGACATTGAATTTGAATCAAATACTTGGGCTCTGGATACACTGAAGTTATTGAATGGACACGCCGACATGGTTCAATTGTTTAGTCATTGTGTGGACATGGACAAAAATGAGCTCGCGATGAGTGTCGTCAATAGTGCCGGATATCCTTACGAAAAGGGAACGCCCCATCGAAACGGCGTCAACTATTGGCACCCTGGATACGCGTGGGCGTGTCATCGAAAAGCGTACGAAAAGATGGGCGGACTGTACGAGAATGCAATACTTGGTTCTGGAGACAACATCATGATGTGTTCCTTGTTGGGCCAAGCGTCTAAATCGGTACACGACAATAACGAAGAAGTCTATAAACAAGATGTATTGGATTATCAGTCTCGCGTGAAACAGTTTCGATTTAGTTATGTACCAGGTGTCATTCGCCACTATTATCATGGAGCCAAAGTGAATCGCCGATACAAAGAGCGATGGCAAATTCTGGTCGACCATCATTACAGCCCGTCGATTCACTTGAAAAAAAACAAGGATGGATTGCTTGTTCCGACCGAACAATGTCCAGCAGGACTCTTGGCTGACATCCTTGACTATTTTAAGGTTCGTAACGAGGACGAATAGTCCGAAGATGATTGAATGCTTTGGTCAACTGATTTCTCTCTTCCGATGAGATGCGAACAGTCGTCAAGTGTTTTTCTATCCAGTGGTAAGTCTCTTCCGACAAGAAGTCCTCTACTTGATAGGCAAATTTATAAAGCATCACGGAAAGTAGATCGTATATCTTTTGAAGGTCTTCGTCGTAGTGTCCTACTCGTTTGAGGCGTTCCAGAAAAGGCTGAAAACTCGCCCATAGAGCTGCACATTCCGCTTCCTTGGACCAGGCTTCTTCCATACTCTGAAGCAGCGCGAGTTCTAATTCGCGGCAAGAGATGTCTTGCGATTCATGACAAGAGTTGTCTTGTGATGAATGTTGTAGCAAAGTCTCAGTGGTGTAGTTGTCTGGAGTACGAATGTCCATTTCGTATAGATGTTACAAGAAAAGATAGATTAAGGTTCCCGTCAATTCTTTTAAGTTCTTTCTCTGTTTAGCCGTGCTTGTTGCTCAGAATACGCAGCCGGGTTTCGTTTTTTCAATTCGGCTCGTCTTGTTTTGTTCCATGGTCGAGGCTTAGTCTTACGCTTAGACATGCTTGTTTCATTCTTGTTATTCTTGGCATAGCTTTTACTTCTTTTTATAAAACCAAGAATAGGATTTTGGTTTTTGTTTGGAGACAAATCCTTTATGTTTTGGTCTAGTTGACGGCGTAAGTTGCTCATCGTCATCTGATTGAGTTCTTTTGACCGTTCACGCATTTTTTCTAGATTTGTTTTCTTAGAAGGTTTCCTTGGTTTGGTTGGTTCTTTTCTATTACCGGTTATAGTAAAAAAAGATTTGGCCTTTTTGGTTGTTGTCCAATGACGATAGGGAATATTCTCATTGTTTTTAGACATTATACATTAGTAGAATATATTTTTTAAGATATCTTTTTAGTAGGAATCTTGACAGAGACAATGTAAATCGAATTCTCGGTCATCACAATCAGCTCCTCTGCCACCTTAAAAATCTTGCTAATAGGACTCGTGTACTCATTCTCACTACGCACAAGCATTTTATCACCCTCCTCTCGAACCCCGATCATCACCTT